CGGGTGGTTGCGGAGGTATTGGAACACCTTCGTGTTTCTCTTCAGACATACGCGGTAGTATTCGGTGACCCGGTTCCGGTGGGCGGCGAGTGTCGGGTCGAAGTGACAGGCCGTGAAGAACGCCTTCATCTCGCTGGCGGTGATGGCGTCCCAGTTTTCAGAGTAACAAATCTGGCGCACCCGCTCCAGTGTCATGCCGGAGCTGATTGCCAGCTCGGCGTCGGAAATCGCTTGGGCGGCGCGCCCGCCGCCAGGCTGCTTGGCGAAGAGCCGAACCTTGGGGGGCGGAAAATCGGTGAGGAACTTCCAGAAATCAGCCCGGGGAGTCGCTTTTTTCATTGGGTGTCGGAGTGGCTGGAGGGGCCAGATGGCCACCCCAACCCATGGCAAAGAGGATCGCGGGCCGGAGGCCGTCGCGGTAGGCTGCATCTTGTCCGTCATTTACGACGACAAGCCGGGTGGTCTTCCCGTCGGCGCCCTTGACGTAGCCGAAAACCACAAACGCCTCTACCCCCAATTCTTCGAGATGGGGCTGGATGCGACGCTTCAGGTCAGCAGCGAAGTCGTAATCACCGGGGGGCGGCATGGGGCAATCTGTCTCGGATTCCGCATGGGGTGTCAAGTTTGATGAAATACCTGACAAACCCCATTGACATCGGCGCCGCACTGTGCCGCAGTCTGCGGCGTGGCAAAGCAACCCCCCGAAAAGATCAACGTGCGGCTCGACAAGAAAGCCAGCGCGCTCGTTAAGGCCGCGGCGAAAGCCGGGAATCGATCGAACAACAACGAGGCGAGCACGGCCCTGATTTCGTATTACGAAAAGTCCGACAAAAAACTCCCATGACTACATTCCTCCACACCGCCACGATGTCGACTCAGACCTGCTGCTCCTGCGGGATTCTCTTCGCGATGCCGCAGGAAGTTGAACAGCGCTATCGTGAGAGCCACGAGAATTTCTTCTGCCCCAAGGGTCATCCCCAGCACTACTCCGGACTCTCGGAGGCTGAGAAGCTGAAGCGCGCCCTCGCCAATGAAGAGCAGAAAACGAAATGGGCCAGCGAACGCGCTGATCGTGCCCAGGCCGAAGCGGACCATTTCCGCAGATCGCGCGACGGCATGAAAGGCGCGCTTCGCAAGGTAGCTGTTCGCGTCAAAAACGGCGTATGCCCGTGCTGCAAGCGCACGTTCAAGTGCCTCGCCGATCACATGAAAGAGAAACACCCGAATTTCTCCGCGGAGACGGTGGCGCCATGACAGGTGAGATTCCATTCCCGATGGTCCGTCCCGGCCAGAACTGCGTTTATTTTCTTCGGCATCGCGGCGTGATTATTTACGTCGGTATCACCAACGGATTCTACAGTCGGCTCTCTTCTCACATTCATCGAAGCGACATTGTTTTTGATTCCGTCTCGATGCTGCCCGTTGCGACACGCGCGCGCGCTTCCTACTTGGAAGATAAATTCATCCGGTGCCTTCGCCCGAAATATAATCGGTGCAAGAAGGCGAAGAGCCGCGGCGCCAAGGCGCTCCATACCCGCTTGGTTCGCACCGACATCGCCACTCAGCTGAAAGCACTCGCCGTATCACTACCCACATGAGCCTGCCCAACGAAATTGAAAAGCTGATGAAGTATGTGACGGACTGCACGCAGGAGTTCGTGACCAAGCACAACGGCGGCAAGCGCCCGACTGCTGAGGAAATCGCCGTGAAGGGCGAGTCCTACGAATTCCCTCAACTGCAAGTCGGCGAGATCTCCAGCACCTTCTTTGTCTGGGAAAAGAAGCACGTCCTCGTGTTCCACGCTCACTGGGCGAAAGATGGCACCACCATCAAATCCGAGGAGCTGTCCCCCGACAAGTGGCCGATGCCACTCAAGATGAAACTGGCTCACAGCGTCGAACTCCGCACCCCGGACGGCACGACGCACAAGATCGAATGACGTGGGTGTTCCTCGGCTTCACCATCTTCTTCGCGTTCTCGGCACTGATGAACGCGCTGGACGACAATGACCGCGGATTCTGGGTCCACGGCGCCATCGCCTTTGCTCTGCTCATTCTCACCATCGTCAGCTTATTCCTACCAAAAACATGAAAACCTCCCTGTCCGAAAGACTACGCCTGGGCGTTCCCAAGAACGACCCCGTGATCCGCGCCATCAACATCGTCGTCCTCATCGTCCTGCTCGGCTTCTGCATCGCCAAGGCGAACGGCGCCGAGAAGCCGGCTGAAGCGCCGAAGCCCGACCCGGTGGCCGAACTCACCAAGGAGCGCGACGAGCTGAAAGCGCAGGCCGCTGGGCTCCAAGCGCAGAACCAATACCTCGCGGTGCTGGCGGAGCGCAACGAGATGGCGGTCCGTCTTCTCCAAGCGAACAGCCGCGCTGACGATCTTCAGAAGCAACTCGATGCGGAGAAGGCCAAGGTCGCCGAGTTGGAAAAGAAACTCGAAGCTCCAAAGAAGTAACGTGGAGCAGTTCACCCCAAAGACCCTCCCGCTGACGGCGGCGGATGTCATCCAGTCGGGCTGGGCCAGTCGAGTGCGCTCAGCCATCGTCCGGGACGGCCATGCAATCCGTGCGTCTGCGCGCCACGAGGTGGAGGCGCAAAACATTAACCGGCCAGAAATCTGGCAGCCGATCATGCTCACCAACGGCGGCACCCAGTTTGACGGGCCAGTCGAGTGCGCGAAGGTCGTCGACATGCTGGAGGGGAAGACGCCTATCCCGCCGCCCACCCCCGAACCCCCGCAACCCTAATGCAGATCCCAGTCATCACCGTGGAGGGTTCTGGCGACGCTTGGCAAATCATGGCCACGTCCTATGGCTCGACAGCGCCGGCCGGCGCCAGGCTGTTCCGCGCGCCTCCTTTCCCCCGGATCGAGTTCAAGCACAAGACCGAGGCTGGCGCGCGCACCGATGCCGCCACGCTGGTCAGCTACATCGACAGCACGTGGCCGAAAAAGATCAGCCGCGACAAGATGCGGAGGCAGGTCGAATGATCTCCATCGGACAAAAGCTGCTGTCGGATTATCTGGCCATGCTCACGAAGGTGCAGCCCGAGATGGACGCGCATCCGGAATGGGCCAACGGACTGGAGATCGACCTCTGGTGGCCAAAGTTCGATCTGGCTGTTGAGTTCCAAGGCCACGGTCACTTCAGCCCGGTGTTCGGCCGGCACGAGTTCAAGAAGCAGCAGGCGAACGATCGCATGAAGGTCGTGCTCTGCGAGCGCAACGGCATCGTGCTGGTCCGGGTGCAGATCTGCGAACTCCAGCACCCGCAGATTGTCGACCTGATGCTGCGCCGGTTCATGCAGTGCTACGGCGGCGAGAACGGCGCCAAGCGATTCTTTCAGATTGCAGGCGAGAACCCTATCAGCCGGCCGGAGCTCGCCGTCTACAACAAGCTCTTCGCCGACTACCGGCGCACCCAAATCACCAAGCACGCAGCCAAGTCGGCGCCGGCGACGTCCCAAGAGCGCCGCTTGCTCAAGCGGGCGATGGCCAGGAGGGTGGCTTGAGTGACGAGATCATACGCCGTCCGATAAATCCTTTCATCCGTAAGCAGCCTTGGGAACATCCTCCAGGGCTTGGTCCAACGGGCAAACGATTCTGTTGCTGCGGATGTGGACGCGAGGTCGGAAAAGGACGGAGTAGCACACATGAAAAATCGTGTGCCGATTGGTGGAAGTCTCATTCCGATTTCAATCACATCCGATTTCAGATTAGACATCGTGACAAAGGCGTCTGCGCTGGATGCGGGATCGATACGGAGAAAGCCAAGGCCGAATGGCACGCCAAGCTCATCGAGTTTTACAAGGAGCAAAGCAAGGGATACGCCAAAGAGTATCAAGAGCGATACGTGTATGGCATCGGATGGCATCAAGTCGTGTCCGTTTTCTACAGCGATCCTCGACTTCCCAAGCCGCCGCCTGGATTCCCGCGCGATGATCGCAATTGGTGGGAAATGGACCACATCCTCCCTGTTGTCGAAGGCGGCGGAGGTTGCGATTGCACCGGATACCGAACGCTCTGCATTCCCTGCCATAAGGCGGAAACCGCCAAGCTGGCGGCGCGGCGCGCGGCTGCCAGAAAGAAAAAACCCGCGCCTTCCGGAGCGGGTTAAAAGAAAGTTCTTTTGTCAGGTCACGTTCGCTGCTCGTAGTCGGTCGGCGGTTGCGACCTCAGCGAAGCAGCGACGGACTGACGACACATTCGGCCGTGCGCGCTCACTTTCGCGTAGGTGACGGCGCTGCGGCCGGCGGTCGAGGATTCGCTGACGACATAGCTGACGGCCTCGCGCTCGATGCAGATCGAGACCTTGAACGCATCGAGGTCGCACACGGCGACATCGAAAGCGGGCAGGTGATCGACCAACAGCTCGGGCGCAACGACCTTCTCGGTGGCCACCGGCGGCGGGGGAGCCGCGGCGATGGCCATGCACAGGGACGACGCCGAGATGGCGGCGAGCCCGACGATCAGGATTCGGATCTTGTTCATGGCAAAAAGAGTCGTGCCAGAAAGCCGCGCTTTGTCGATTTCTTTTCCTCGCTGCGGGTTCCATGCCGGCCTTTCTCGAAGAATCGTTCGGCTTCCATGTCACGGAGCGCCTGGAGGGCGGTCTGACCCGGCTTGATGGCCCAGCCGCAGCCGGTCGTGCCACCCTTCCAGCTTCCGACTTCCTCGCCGATCTCCTCGTTGAAGGCGACATCGATGCAGGTTTTGACGTGCTTGAGGAACGGAAACCATTTCCGGGTCCACGTCATCCGGTCGATGTAGATCGTCGCCATGCGGTATTGCACGTCACCGTTGCGGCATGTGTAGGTGTAGGGGTGGACTTCGCAGTTGGCGCACTCGATGGCCTTCTTTTCTTCGTAGCGGTCAGCCCGTTTGCCTCGGCCGCTATACTCGATGAACACCGTCCGCTTGCCGTCGATCGACAGCACCTCAGTCGAATAGTGGTTGAAGCTGAAGAACGGGATATGCCACGACCAATAGCCGCAAGCCCACCGCCACACGATCGAGTTGTCGATCGTGTAGAATCCGAAGTCCGATCCTTTGTCGATGGCGGCTGTCCCGGCCGGTCGGAACCGACGGCAAAACTTCCACGGCAAATAAATCCAGATCGATCCAAAGAAGAATCGAACATAGAGGTGGTCATTCTTTTCCTCGTAGGTGTCTTCGCCCATCTCAAGGCCGATATGCCAACCTGGCTTGTAGAAGTTCAGCTCACCCCAGACGAACCGGCTCTCGAATCGGTGGCCCACAGCCTTGCGTGCCCACCGCCAGAGCAAGGTGTGCGGCCAGACGCCGGTGTTGAACGAAAGCAGGATCAGCGCGAGGAAGCCGAAGGCGACGACGGCGCCCCGTAGCATTCCGAGGAAGACGCACGTTGTTCCGAAGCTGCACGTGGCAGCGAGCACGCCGGTCCAGATTTCATCACGCCGGCTGGTGGATTGGGTGTTTGGTTCCATAAATTCGTTTCATCATGGCCAGTAGCTCGTCGGCCTCGCGTTCAGATCCGCGGAAAATGACAACTGGGGGCGGTCCATCGAGCTTTCTTGTCGTGGCGTAGATGCGCTTGAAAACGTCATCGAGATCCGTCTCCAGGCCAAATTTCTTGTGATAAGCGACAACACCTTCGCTCGCCTTGAAGATGATGGCGCCATCAATCATCTGGTCGATCATCTCATTCAGCGACGGCTTTGCCATCGCAGCTTTGGCAGCGACAGGGATCAGCGGAATGCTGGCGATGAATGCTCGACGGTTCACGAGCTGAACTCCGGCTTGTTGGGGTCAAACTTTGGCGCCGGACCCCATGTGATGTCCTCCCAGTCGACGACCCACATGCGGTTGGCACTCGGCCGCGCGGCTTCCTTCATGTATTCACGATACCAGCGGTCGTCCCCGTTTGGCGTCGACACCATGATGAATTTGGCAAAACGGTCGCGCGACCCCGGATCGATGCTGACGTATGGCAGCTGGATCGGATCGCCCGCCTTCGGCAGACTCGTAAACGCCGCGCGGATTGCGATCGGCGACGCCAGCAGCGTGGAAAGGAATGTCCGGCGATTCATGGCTTCACATCGGACTGGCTCGCCTCGATGACGTCGAGACACTTTGTTGGGTCACAGCCGTAGATCCCACTGGCCCAGGCTTCGTTCGGTTCGATGAAGCACCAGTCACCGCGGTCGAGATATGCGAAATCCAGCACAACCCCGCGCGGGTAGCTCGGTGCGAGAGCGGTCACCATCTCATCAATCACACCCGGCCGATCGACTTCATCGATCCCCACCGGGCAGTATTCTTGCCCGATGCGGTAGTAGCTCGCCGTGTGCACCTTTCCATCGAGGCAGAAGCAGCGGAGTTCGTTGACCATCTTGACCGGTGTCTGCGCGTAGATCAGATCCGTCATCAGGCCACCGCAATTCTCGGGAGGAAATTCGCCCACTTCGTAAACCTTGGCAGGAAACCATTTCTCCTGCGCCGGCTTGATGAAGCGCTGTTCGCTGTGGATCAGCTTACCCATCTCGATCAACTCCACGCGCCGGTGCGTGTGGCAGGTTTTGGCGAGAACCGTCAGGTCGATCGGGTGAAACTTCAGCGGCAGCTTGTCCGCAATGCGCGAGGCGTGCAGCGTGTTCCCGTAATAGCGCAAGGTTTCGGCGCCACCGATCTCCCCCTCCTGGATATAGTCGTGCACGCGATACGTGGTCCAGCCGCTCCGAATCGCCGCGCGCCAGATGTCGTTCGTGTTGCAGTCAGCCCGGAAATGCAGGAGCAGGCGTTTCATTTGGCCAGCTTCTCCTTCAGCTTACGGACCATGGACTCAACCTTCGACTTCACCTCCTGCTTGCGGACGGTCATCTGGTAGACCTGCACGCGATCCTTCGCCGGCATCAGCTGCCAGCAGGCCGGACAGGTGTGGCTGTAGCCGGCCGGGATAGGTTTCGTGCAGACGGGACAGTTCATTGGAACTCCTCGATGATCTGCCGCAGCCACACCTTCACAAATTTCCCTTCCCTGAGTTCCGGGAACCAGTCCGGAAAATCCGGACGCAGGTAATCGACTGGATTGTCCTTCATCGCCTCTTCGATCGGCTTGTGCGGATGAATTCGGTAAGCGCGATGCAGGTCGTCGGTGAAACCCTTTTCGGAGACATCACTGCGACCCGGAGGGAAATCCTCCATCCAGTATTTGTCTCCGACCTTCAGGACGAGGAACGTGTCCTCGATTTGCTTAGCCCCACTCATACCACCTTGAGCACGTCAATGGCTTTGAGATTCCGTTCGCTCTCGGCGCGCAGGATCTTGAAGCGCTCCTCCAGAGCACCCATCTCCTTTTTGATCTGCCCCTCACGTTCTTCGAGGACCATCAGCGGCGTCATCAAATCGCGTGGATGAATCAGCTGTTGGCGGGGCTCGTGATAGGATATGCCTTGCTCTGTGAAATTCTTGAGCGCGCGCGGCGGTTTCGGCACCTGGGCGGTTTCAGGCCGCGGCGGAAGCGTGCCCTCGATCGGCGGATCTTCCTCGTGCTTGCCGCCGTTGCCGGGAACGACAAAGCGCAGATCTCCAACATACGTTGGCTTCGGCGTGGTGGTCTCGTCGAAGATGACGGCGATCATCACGCTCCGCTCTCGCGGCTGCGCGCTGACGATACCGCGCCGCTGGCGCGCGATGTCGAATACCTGATCGCCTGAACGGAGGGTGTTTTTGAAAGCACTCATGGGTAAATTGCCTTATCGGGGCTACAATGAATCAGCCGCTGTTGCACGCGGTCCTCAACGACAGACTGCGGCAGCCCGAGATCGTAGGGTTCGATTCTCTGCGCCAGGGCGATTGCCTGCTTATCGGTCAGCCGGTTGACGGCTGGAAAGCGCATCCGCACCGGCCGCGGCCACAGCACGAACCGACACCGCTGCTGAGTATTGAGCCTGTGGAGGTGCATCAGGCTGCGCTCACGGGATGGCGATCAGAGTGTGGATGGCGACAATCATCTTCGCTTTCTCGTCTTCGGGGATGTCCATAGCCCGAACGATCGGCTCAAGCTTCTTGAGTTCAGTCACGGTGCTTGAACCCACCAAATGCGAGAGCGCGAACCGCAGCTTTGCGCGTTCCATCACGGCTCGCTCGACGAGCTCCGGCACCTTCAGCGCCAGCACGTGGTCCTGGATGCTGCCATCATCGCTGGTCTTGGCGGCGACACCGAAGTTCTCGCCACACTTCACGACCAGATCCCGGTAGAATTCCTGCCCACGTGACGCCTGCGCCGCCGTGCTCATCCAAGCGGCAATCCTTTTTGCGACCGCCTCAGCCAGCGCCGTGTCCATCTCGCGGTTTGAAGTCTCTGCGTCGGTCCAGCATTGAGCGGCGAGCTGCCGCGCTTCCTGCATCCAGTGTTCGGGTTTATCGAGGTCGGGCATAGTCGCACGCTGCCCCACCGTGCCCCATGGGGTCAAGACCTATCCGGCGGTGAGCCATCCCCGGTGCAGATGCCCGTGATAGTGATGCGGGTCTTCCGGCGGCAGCGACGCAATCGACCCCGCACCAGCCACGCACGTAAGTTCACCCCTCGACGGGTAGCCCTTGTCGACGTGCACCAGCCCGGTCCGCGGATCTCCGCGCCGACACCAACAGGTATGCTCCCCGTCGTCAGGGCTCCCGCAATTACCGGCCCGGCTGTCCGGCGACCAGTGCACGCCATTCGGCAGCACGACCATCAGGGTGATTCCGTCGGCCATCGGGATGTCGTCGTGCAGCCAGTAGGCGTCGAACATCGCGCCAGGCGGCAATTCGGACGCCACCAATTCCCGGCCATCCGGCAATCGATACGGTGGGCTGACGCCAGCGACCGACCAACCCTCGATCGCATGAACGGCATCCCATCCCTCCTTCTCGGTCGCAAAAGGCCCGAGCACCTGCTCCCGGTCCTCCCCGTCCCGCCAGAACCGCATGTGCGCGAGCCAGCCTTCTCCCTTCGTGCACCAGAAGCACTTCACCGGCGCGTAAGGTTTATGACCGACGAGAGGCATGGTCGATACCGTGCTGCCGACAAAATCGGCGCCACCGGAGAATCATTTTCCACTTGGGAATTTTCGGCGGCGGCATCGCCCAGGCCACAACGAGTGGTATCCACATGCCGTCAATCAGGCATCCGCCGGACCCCGTGTCAGTATTTTTTCCTTGCCGAAGGTAGGTCAGATCCCCATCAGTCGCCTCAGTTCTTTTTCGTTCGTCTCCGCCGCTACCGGTGACGTCAGCCAATTTCCGTTCGGGGTCAGCCCCACTTTGAAGCCCGGTCCCCTTGTAGCGAGGGAGCCGGGCTTCGTTCTTTTTTCAACGGTGAGGTAGCTCAGCTGGTAGAGCGGGGCACTGAAAATGCCTAGGTCGATGGTTCGACTCCATCCCTTCACCACCATCTTGAGGAGACGGCAGTTCGATTCTGCTCAGGCCGCGGCCCAACGCGCGGCCCGTCGTTCAACGGGACAGGACACCTCTTTACAATTCACGCGCGGATCTCTTGCGGTCCGGACGAGCGTGCACCCAGACAGCGGGTTCTCCCCGGCGGCTGTTATCGCGCAAGCGAGTGCCGGTGGCCAATTTTTCACTGTGTCCAATTCATCCCTCATCAACCTCCCTCCCGACCTCCACCTTCAAGCCCGGCTTGAGGCAATGTCGAAGCTCGCCCGGGAGGAAGCCGCCACCCACCAGAAATCGGCCGATGACACCCCCAGGCACGTCGCCACGCGCTGCACTTTCCAGATCCTCGCCAACAACGCCAAGCTGGACGAGCACGAGCTCGAACTCCTGGCCCACGCTGTCGGCGCCGGCTACACCATCTCGGTCTCCCCGTCCCTCTACGAGCGGATCTTTCCGTAACCCACTCTCGGCCAACAATAAACTTCGGTCGTCGCTCAACGACCTATGACAAGCTTCGGTCAAACCCTCCTGCGTCAATACCTCGCGCGCCTCCTCCCATTCGAGGTGCACGAGAACTTCCGCCCACCCTGGCTTGACGGGCTGGAGCTGGATTTCTGGTATCCGACCCTGAACGTCGCGTTCGAATTCCAAGGGGGGCAGCACTACGTCCCCCGCGATGGTGATCGGGCCGGCCTCCACACCCAGCGGGCGAACGACCGGCGCAAGCGCCAGATACTGGAATCCCGCGGCGTCCTCCTTATTCGAATCGACGCCATCCACCTGTGGGCCAGCGCCCTCCGCGGCCGGATCAAGGCAGTGGCCATACACCACCTTCGAACAGTGCCCGTCGCCGCCATTCGAAACTCCGAGTTCCGCCCCCTCGATCGCCAAGCCCGTGAATACCGCCTGGCGCTCCGCACCCGCTTCAACTGCCCGACCGCGCACCGCCGCGGTGGCCAACCCCGTCGGGACGCCACCCGGGCCAGATTCCCCCTTTCCAAAACGTAACCCTCAACCACCGCCGTCCGGCGATGTAATCAGCGCCCCGCGCACCGGACACCTCGATCTCAGCACCGCCGCGCAGGCGTGTCCGGGTCGAACTCCCCCGTTGCCTCCGCTGGGCCGAAACCCAGCCGCGCTTCTGAAGGGGAGACCGGCGCCCGCCTTGACGAAACCTCAGACCCAGCGGGCTTAATCTTCGGGGGGATCTTCCCCCGGGTGATAACCGGCGGACAACATCCTGGCCATTCGATAACCGGAGGATGCCGCCCTGTGACCGCGAACCCCGTATCCACGGGCGCCGCGCTCTCCTGCAAAACCCTCTTTCTGGGGGTGAACTGTGCCCGCTCGCCCCGCGCCTCCACAGCGCCAAGTCGGCCTTCGGCCTCGCGCAAGCACAACCCGCCCGACCCCGGAAGCTACCCGCGTATTGACGCTGAACTCGTCCGGCAAGCGTGCCCGCCAGTGCCCGAATGTTCCACGTAGAAAGGTCCCCCGAAAACGTGCCATCCATCCCTCGCGGCGGCAATTCCCCCTCTGAACGCAGCCAAACTGCCAGCCTGCGGCCCTACGCGCGCACGAGACCAAAAGTTCAGAGGGTGGGGTTATATGAAGGGGAAGGGGCACCCCCCTGGCCCCCGGAAGCCCCCCTCATCGCTCTGGCTGCCTCTCCCGGCTGTGACTTAATACGCATTTTGTCACGGACTGAAATCAAGCCTTTGACCTTGTGCCACTTGCGACAGCTGACCCGCTCCGATTGCGACCATTTGCAGCGGGAAGAGGTCAGTTGCCAGTGACGGAAACGGCCCAGAATCATGCCATCTTGACTCTTTTACTCAAGATGCTGTGTAATCGCTTCTCGCTCAACCCCTTCCGTGTGTCTTGTCTCCCAAGTGGGCAAACAAGGGAAGAGGGATGCGCTGCACTGGGTGCGCTGTGCGTCAGCCGTCCGTCTGGGGTATGAACTCCAGCAACGATTCATTACCCGCGACGGCTCCGACTGTCGCGTTGCCTCCTCCCTCATATCCGGCCTGCTTTGCGGGTCTGGCGCTCGATGATGTCAACTACCGGCTCCGGCACGGTCTGGCTACGAAGGCGGACGCCGCGCAGCTGGTCGACTGGTGGAATCGGAGCGGGAAGAGGGTGACGACCGCCACCCTGACAGAGCGGGCGGTGACGCTTGCGGGCCGTGAGATGGTCTCCCCTTGGATTTGCATCAGCTGACCACCTGCCGCCATGAACATTCAGCAACAGATTGACGCGGTCGGGCTGGTGCCGGTGCTCCGCAACGCTGCCGCCGAGAAATGCGCGCAGGAACTCGCCGCGGTGATTCACGACAAAGCCGCCCGGCAAGCGGTCTTTGAGGCGTTCGCCAAGGCGCACCCGGACTTGAAAGCATGGGAGGCGCAAGCGCTCCGGGGCCGGGCTTTCTGCATTGCCAATGCCGCCCAGCGGGCCGCGGCTGCCAAGCCTTCCCACGTCGAGTGGGTGGGCGAGATTTACAGCGAGCTGGAGGCGCTGGGGCCGTGCACCCGGTCCGACGCGCAGGGCATTGCCGACGGTCAGCAGTTCGTGCTGGCTCAGCAGTGGGGGCTGGGCGCGACGGCGAAAGATGCCGCGGCGGCGGTCCTGAAGGCGGCGACGGTCAAGCCGTGAGCTCTACGCGCTCCCGCTAAGCGGTGGCGCACTACAGCCCATGACACCACGTCTAAAAGTTTTAGTTGCCTGCGAGTTCTCCGGGATTGTCCGGGAGGCTTTCAACCGGCTCGGCCACGACGCCACGTCGTGCGACCTGCTGCCGACGGAAATCCCCGGCGACCATATGCAGCACGACGCGCTGGACGTGCTGGAGTCCGAGGACTGGGATTTATTGATTGCCCACCCGCCTTGCACCTACCTCACAAATTCCGGCGTGCGCTGGCTGTATGGCAAGAAGGGCGGGAGCAAGGTGATTGATCCGGCGCGCTGGCAGCTGATGCTGGACGGGTGCGCGTTCTTCGCCCGGTTCTACAATTCCGGCGTGCCGCGGGTGGCGGTTGAAAATCCCGTGATGCACGGGCACGCGGTGGCGGAGCTCAAGCGGCTGGGGGTGCCGGCCTTCAGTCAGTCGGTCCAGCCTTACCAGTTCGGCCACTTGGAGACAAAGCGCACCTGTCTGTGGCTGCGCGGTCTGCCGGGTCTGGTCGAAACCGAGAACGTCGAAAAGGCCATGCGGAAGCTTCCGAAGAGCCAAACCAATCTTGTGCACCTCGCGAGCCCCGGCCCTGACCGCTGGCTGATGCGCTCCCGCACGTATCCCGGCATTGCCGAGGCGATGGCCCATCAATGGGGCGGGCACGTCACGCACAAAACTTTCCCGGTGCTGAAGCCTGACGCACTAAGTCCGGACCTGTCCGGTACAACGCCCGCGCCTCTCGCACTGGGAACCCCTGTCAGTTCAACCCAAACCCATAAAAACAAATGAATACGAAATGGACGAAAGCCGAAAACGTGGCGCTAGTCGCTGCATACCTCGGAATGATGGCCAAGCACAACGCCGGCCAGAAATTCAACAAGGCGCAAATCCGCCGGGATCTGATCGGGACCGATTCCGCAAAGGGTCCGCTTTTCTGCCGTTCTAACGGCTCAATCGAGTTTAAGCTGATGAACGTCAGCGGATGCCTCAAGGCATTGGGCCGGCATACGCTGCCCGGCTATCAGGCTGCCATGAACTATCAAAGCGACCTGATGGCGACGGTCTGCGAAGCGCTGGACATCAAAAAGGAGAACGGAAGCGCCGCCGCCTGATCGGCGCTGGCCTTGGCCCACCTTCTCCGGAGCTGATCCGGGGCGGGTGGTCTTAGTCCGGTGCATCCTGGCCAACACCTGGCCCCCGATTTTCAGCCGTTCGTTTAACCGTCAACCCCCTCCAGCAAATGACATCTATTCACAGCCTCATCGAAGGCAAAATGCGCTCCGGTTCGGAGCTGTCCAAGGAAGACAAAGCCCACGTTTTGCGCGCCTACGTGCACCGGTTCACGAAGGACCACCGGCCCCAATGGGCCGCGCATATCACACAGCCGGGCGGCGCGAGTTACCCGGTGCAATTCGAGTCTGACGCCGACTGGCTGGCCAACACCCGCTTTGCGGTGACGGATTCCGGCCGGCTCGACCATCGTTTTACGGACTGCTACAGCTCGCCGACGTGGCCGGACAATCCGGAACTCCGCAAGGCGTCCACCTCCGAAACCTAAATTTCCGTTGCTGGACTGCTCCGCCGCTTGCCCTTGTTTTTTGGTCAGGGTGGGCGGCGGAGACAGCCGGCGGATTCCCTCTTATGATCTTACGCCCTGAAACCGTCCAAATGCGTGGCGGCATTATCTCCGTAAACGGCGCGCCCTTTCTCCGGATGGCCAACACGGCACAGGCTGGCGTTTTCCTGCTCCGTCTGGGCTTCCGTGGTCACGAGGAAAACAACACCTGGCACTTTTGGAAGCCGGCGGACAAGACGCCCGCCCCCACCCCTTCAACATGAAACCGACACGCCGAGAGATCCCGCACCGCTCCGAGTTCCAGACTTCCGAAGGGCACCGCCTGGCGGTCGCTGAATGGCGCCACCGGCAAGCGGTGCGGGCTTGGCGCTGGTTCTGGTTCCGCGTGTTCCTGTGCGTCTGCTCCTTCCCGATCTGCGCCCTGTGGCTCTACGCCTGCGCCTACTGCTAACTTTTCAGCCCATCGTTTAACGTATCCAGCAATGAAAATTAAGCCTATTCAATTCGTCATTACGAAGAGCGGCCAGAGTGCCGCCCTTCTCGAAGTCCTCGCCGTGGACAAGCTCCCGATCCGTCTGCATATCAAATCCGACAGCCACCCCAGCCAGTCGCACGCCTATATTGAAACATGGGACGAAACCGCGAAGAAGTGGCACGACCTCGGCGCCGTTCCCTTTCAGGCGATGAAGACGCCGCACGGGCTGGCCTACGTTCCCCGCGAGGTTGTCGCGGCTGACTTCAAGCAGGACCGCGCCGAACTGCTCCGCATCGCGGGCGCCATCCTCAACTTGCCGGAGCGCCTGACATGAATAAAAACGCCGTCCATTTCTCCAGCGCCTCCGATGAGTGGCGCACACCGCCGGACCTATTCGCCGCGCTCGACAAGGAATTTTCCTTTAACCTCGACGCCGCCAGCGATGACGCAAACGCGCTTTGCGTGCGTCACTTCACAGCCCAGCAGGACGCGCTCGCCCAAGACTGGAAAGCCGCGGCCATTCAGAAACCCACGGGCAACCAGATTCACAACCCCGGCGCGGTGTGGCTTAATCCGCCATACTCGCGCGGCCTCCAGGCTCGATTCCTTCAGAAAGCCCGCGACGAATCCGCCAAATTCCGCGGCCCGGTTGTCTGCTGTCTCATCCCAGCGCGTCCGGATACCCTGATATGGCACAAGACAATTTTCCCGTGCGCCTCGGAAATTCGATTCCTCAAGGGCCGGGTGCGCTTTGTCGGCGCGCCTGCCTCCGCTCCCTTCCCTTCTGCCGTCGTCATCTTCGGACAGGACAACACGCGCCAGAAGGTCGGCGGCTGGGACTGGAAGAGCGGCCAACCCTTTAACCCCTGATTTTTTAACCCATGAACACAGCAACGACAGACACAGACGCGGAGCCCACGGGCGCCGCTACCTACTCCCCCGAGGATAATAAATTGCGCCTGTATATCGGGCGCGTTCCCCGTGACGAATACGAGAAGCTGCGCGCGGAGGGCTGGAAAGCCCTTTACAAGCAGCGCGAAGCCGGCGGCGGCGACTTCGTGGCCACCTGGACCCCGGAGCGGCGCGACACCGCGCTAAAGTATTCCGGCGGCTTCATCGCTGACGAAGACATGGGACCGGCGGAACGTGCGGCGGACCGCGCCGAGCGTTTCAGCGGCTACCGTGACAAGCGGGAAGGCGAGGCCGTCGGCCATGCTGACCGCTTCGACGCCGGCCCGCAGGCGCACGGCTACCAGTCCGAAGCCCGCGCCGAGCGCGCCGCCAAGCGGCACGACCGGATTGCCGACAGGGCCGGCGACCAGTGGGGCAAAGCCGAGTATTGGCAGCGCCGCACCTCCGGCGTGATTTCTCACGCGCTGCACCTCTCATCCCCCGGCGTCCGGATGGGCCGGATCAAGACCATCGAGGCCGAGCTGCGCGGCGTGGAGAAAACCCGCGCCGAATGGGCGGAGAAGTGGCGCGCCTGGCAGAAGGTTGCCGCCATGACTGACGCCGCCGAGCAGACCAAGCGCGCCGAAATCCTTTCGGGCTACGGCTACAGCTCGCACGAATACACGCACCCGCACAATGGGCGCAAAGGGAGCCTGTGGAGTTTCCTACGCGAAGACGCGGCCGACCGTATCACCGGCGCCGAGGCTTGCACGCTGTATTTCCCAGCGCATCACAACCCGGACGCCCCCGAATGGGAGCAGGGCCGGCTGGCTGACTGGGTGAACCACTACAAACTGCGGCTTGCCTACGAAAACCAGATGATTGAGGCGGCAGGCGGTCGCGCGGCTTTCGTCGAAATGGAGGTCGGCGGATGGATTGGCGAACGCCAGATCCGGAAGGTCAACAAGTCCAACGCAACCGGGCGCGTCGTCTCGGTCACCCTCAAGTGCAAGGGCAGCCGCTACGATAGCAGCGCCGCGGGCTTCTGCCTCATCCCCTACAACATCGAGCGGCTTCCTTCGGATGCCTACCGGGCGCCCACGGCCGAGGATTTGGCCGCGCTGGATGCGGAGAAGAAGAGCGAGAAAGCCACGGCGCCCAAAAAAGCCCCGTGCCCGCTCATCAATCCGACGGACGCCGACGCCGAGCGCCTGCAAGAGCTGCTGAACGCGCACCATCCCGCCTACGTGGGCGACAGCTCGCCGCGCACCGTGTCCCGGTGCACCCAGGCTGCCTATTCGGCCAACAGTGGCGGCAGTTATTCGCGCTGCGAAACGGTCGAAATCACCGGCGGCGGCTTCCTCATCTCAAACAACTACATGAGCAAGGGCAGCCGCTTCCCCTCCGTCGTCAAGGTGCGGATGCACGGCCGGCGCGTCATGGTCTTAACCGACAAGCCGCAAAAGCCATTCCCGGCCGCGCTGTGGAATGACCCGCGCCCGGCGGTGCGTGCCCAGTGCATCAAACAAAAGGCCGAATTGCTGGCCGCGGTGCGCTCCGGTTCGTCCTATGACTGGACCGAGAAACAGAAGGAACTGATCCGCGCTGCGGATTCCGTCGGGCTCGTGGATTGGCGCAGTATGAGCCAATACGCGCTGACCGAGGAAGGCGCGCGCGTCCTGCTCGAAACCGTCAAAGCCTGACACCGTGAACGGCGACACCTTCAACCGGCTGCACGGGCTCCGCATGGAGAACGATGCAGCCGGCTACCGGCAAGAAGAGATGCGGCCCCGCTTCGCCAAGCTGGCCGCACGCCATGAGACCGGAGACGCGCCGCGCGCGGTGTCGGCCTTTCAGCTGTTCCAGACTCCGCCGCCGCTGGCCGCTCGGCTGGTGGCGGCGCTGGGTCTGGCGCCTGGGGCGCGGGTCGGGGAGTTCTCGGCGGGACTCGGCCGCATCCTCGACGCCCTCCAGCCCTACAAGCCGGCCGAGGTCGTGGCGATCGAGGTGGCCCCGCAGTGCGCGGCCGAGCTCTTCCGCCAGAACCGGCCCGGCGTTACTTTACTGCAAAGGGATTTCCTGACGGTGACACCGGAGGAAATCGGCCTTTTCGATGCCGTCGCCATCAATCCCCCGTTCCATATGCGGGCCGATGTCCGACACATTTTGCACGCCCGCAAGTTTCTACGGCCCGGCGGTAAACTCGCGGCCCTCTGTTTCGACACCCCCCAGCGTAAGAAAGCGCTCGCCGGGCTGGCTGCCAGCTGGGAGCCCATCCCGGCCGGGACATTCGGCAAGGAAGGAACGAACGTCCCCACGGTGCTCTGCACCTTCACCCCATGATCCTCCGAGACCTACGCGAAGCCGTTGCCAATCTGGCCCACCTGCACCCGCTCACAGAGACGGGAATTGAGGGGCTGGCGCCGATGTTCGGCTATGTCGTGGCCGAGACCTATGACATGACCGGCGTTGCCGATGAACTCGAAGAGGCATTGAAGGACAAAGCCAACGCCGAGACCGAGATCGACGAACTGGGCACACAGATCGACACACTAAACGACGAACTCACGGACGCGCAAAACCTGCTCGCCGAGGTGAAGAACGAAGACGACAAGGGCGCAACGATTCTCAGCTACAAGAAGCGGATGGAGGATGCCGAGGAACGCGCCAAGCGCTGGGGCGACGCCTACAACGAGATGCAGCGCGAGCTGTCCGCCCTCCGCAAACGGAAAGGACTGATGGCAGGCTATTATGCACAAGCCAACGATGTTATGGCCTACCTGCATAACCAGCAGCAGAAAGATCCGTCTGTCCGCGCGCTGCTGGAAAAGATCCACGCCGCCAAATAACTTTTCAGCCAACCGTTACCATTACCATGAGCAAAATCAAAGCACCCTCGGGCTATCGCCCTTTCAAAGTCGGCGACGTGATTGCAGCCGGCGATGTCGGCTTCGAGCGCCAAGAGGCGCACGCCAAGCTCATCGAGTCGGCGCCGGACTTGCTGCGCGCGGTCCGCCATGCCAAAGCGTTCTTCGACAGCTTGCCGAAGGGTAGTCTCGGCGCCATCAGCTGCGACATCGGCGCCCTCAACGAGTTCTACCTCGCCGGGAATCCCCTCCTGAAGAAGCTGGAAATCTTCGGTGACTAAAGATCAGGGCTTGACCCGCGAAAGCGGGTCTGCCCCACTCTGCCCCATCGCGCACCATGTTTCTCCTTCCCTTCTTCCAAATCTCGGCGATGGCCGCAAAGATTGCTGAGCAGCAGGCGCTCCAGCGGCAGAAGCTCGGACTGCCACCGCCGCCACCCCCTCCGCCTAAAACGCCGGAGGAAATTGCCAAGGAAAAGCGCGAGGATCGGGTGGTCGTGTCCGGCATTGTCCTCATCTGCCTGCTCGAATGCGCGGTGTTCGTCGCGCCGTTCGCCATGCTAATTTACGTCGCCATCAAACTAACCTTCGCCTCCAAGGGCATCAAGTGGCCATGACCCAAGCTCACGCCTCCTACTTCCAACGTCACAAGGCAATCCCGCCAACCTTTCCCATCCATGAACAACACCTCGACACTCGCCTGGCACGACCTGCAATGGTGCCTTCGCCGCGCCCCTCGCCCGCTCCTCGAACTGCTGAAGCGCCACGGTTCATCCGTTATGGTGGCCGGCGGATACATCCGCTCGTGCATCAGCAATGAGCACATCAATGACATCGATGTGTTCACATCGTCGGAAGCGCAATCCAAGGCCATGGCTTTGGAGCTGGTCGAGGGCGACGAGAAGCGCGTGAAGCGCACGCCGAATTGCTTCTTCGTTCTCGGCTTCCGGACCCACATCCAATTCATCCACCGCTGGACGTTCACGGACCCGGCTGCCTGCATCCTGTCGTTCGACTTCACGATCGCGCGCGCCGCTTTCTGGTGGGAGAAGAAGATGGAGCCGGCGCCCACCGACGAGAACCCGAAGGCGGAGCGTGACGACGGCGCCTGGAAGACTGCCGCGGACCCCCGTTTCTACCAAGACCTGGCTGCCAAGCGCCTGATCTACTGCTCGCCGGTCCGCATCGAGGAAGCCGGCGGCTCGATGCTGCGCGTCCTCAAGTTCTACCAGCGCGGCTACCGCATCCCGCTCGACTCGATGGGCAAGGTCGTTGCCCGGCTGGTCGATGCCGTCGACATGGGGAAGATCGAAAGCCATGTCGCGTTCGGCGACACGCGCGAAGAGGCCATGGGCAAGGTGCTGTCCGGCCTGCTCCGCGAGGTTGACCCGCTGCTGGACCCCACGCACGCCGCCCACCTTCCGTCAGGCGAGGATGAATCCACGCCGCCCACCCCCGATGCCCAATCCTGATCCAGTCCAGCCGGAGAGTCGACTGCTGGTCAAGCAGCTGATGAACCACAACACCACCGCCACGCACTCCAAGTGCGACGAGTGGGTCGAGCACAAGACCAAGGGCAAGTATCGCTCGATGCTGGCCGTGGTCGAAGGTGACCCGGCGGACGTGGAGTATCGGCGCCAGATCCTGACCGAACTCACGGCCATCCTACGCGATGGTGATCTCATCAAACTGGAGGAAGTAGCATGAAAACCTATCGATTGACCAACGAAGAACTCGAATCCCTGCTGGATGCGTCCAAACCCGTGCCGTATATGATTTTCGGCGGACAGCCTCCGCCCTCTGCGCGTGAGCACGCCGTGCGCCTATGGCGCCACGTTGCGGATCGCGTGGGCTGCAAGCTCGACACCATCACGAGCGCCGGCACTGGAGACATGCATGACTTTTCGGCCGAGCCAGCCGACGTTCCCCCGCCCAAGCCGGGGCCGACCAAAGCCGAAAAGAATCGGCTGCTTGCGACAGCTGCGGGCTGGCAGAACAGGCTGGCCACCCTGGAGAGTCCGGTCGAGCGGTGCGGCATGAGGCTGCCAAACTCTTTTGGCCACCCCATCGAAGCGTGGTGGCACGAGACCAACGAAGAGCATCGCGGTGTCTATGCCATGCCGCCCGACTTCTTCGACACTGTGACAGGCTTGCACCACTGCGCGCGACTGCGGGCGGTCCTGAGCCGCGAGCAGCGCGGTGATTTCATCAGCTGGCTGAACGTGAGTCTGAACGATCGCAACCGTGCCGATCCCAAGTGGCTTGGCCCCACCCCCTTTGATCTCGTCAATGCAGATGCGCCGACTCAGGCGGAGGCTCTGCTCATCACCCTCAAGCTCCTTCCATGACCGACACATCCACCCTCCCCCGCGGCGTTTGCATCGTCCTGTTTTGCGCCGGCACCTTCGCAGTCAGCCAGCGCCTCGACAAGTTGCGCCATCCCCGGATGTGGCAGTTCCCTGGCGGACACGTTGAACCCGGCGAAGATCCACTCGCCGCAGCCCAGCGTGAGCTGCGCGAGGAGACCGGGCTCGACCTGCCGGCGGATCGCTTCGAGCTCATCGGCGTGGCCGGTCCGCTCGTCGGCTACACCGGCAACCAATACATGGGCTACCGCTACGGCGTGGTGCTGACCGTCGGCGAGGAGCCGCAGCAGTCCGAGCCGGACAAGCACACGCCGTGGAATTGGGTGCCGTGCGAGCAGGTGCTCGAACTCGAAATGCTCCAGGCCACCAAGGAGTTCGCGCTGGCGTTCGCCTTCCGCAAGACGGACCACGATCGCGGCCGGCTTGCCCAATGGAAGGTCGAGATGCTGGCTGTCGAGTCGCAATGGAGCTGCCAAGAGGTCGGCAAATTGCTCGGCGTCACACTCGGCGACCATATCCGCCCGCACATCGAGCCCAAACTGCGCGCGCTGATCCTCGACCGCGACCGCGGCAAGCAGATCGTCAAGGCCGCGCTGGAAAAGATGGAGCGTTACATCAATCGCCAAGGTCCGACCCGCATGGCCGGCAAATCCTTCGGCGATGGCTCATACAGCAACCCGCAGAAGGGGATGCACTATCCGCAGGTGCAGTCCGTCATGGATCAGATGCGGGACCACATCCGCCGGCCATGAGCGAGAGCAACCGACTACTCTACACTTGGGACGACACCCCCACTGGGCGGACTCGCCATCTCTTCGAGCTGCCGAGCAATAAGCCGGTGTGCGGAAAGCCGGTGGTGCGCGCGCGCGTCCGTCGCCATGTCCGGAAATACCTCAACTGCGTTCAATGCACTTTGGCCGCGCACGAACTAAACAAATCCCTCGCCTGCGCCAGTGACCAAGCGGCCGAGTGGGATCTTCCCCAGCCAGCCCAGATCCCGATGCCTCCGGCGCCGCCTCCGTCGCTCTTTGATAAAGTCACGGAGGGTTTCAATTACCAAGAAATGTTTGCCAAGATGGGCGAAGATCCGGTGCGCCTGCTGTGCGACGACCGGAACGGCGAGCTGATGGTCATGCTCGCTGTCGATGGGGACATGCACCTCGCTGTCTATCCGGCATCGCAGACCCAGCTCCAGCCTGGATTCCGCGCGCGGACTTATGGCGGCGGCGGCAGGCATGAACGGGTCCGAAAGGCGCTGATGATCCTCGCCGTGGCCATGCTCGAAGACGCGAAACTCTAAGATGAAAGCCGCGCCTTACACCATCATCACCGCCTATCATCAGGAGATTAAACACTGGTCTCTCGGCGGAGCACAGCGCGCGCTGCTGATGGCGTTCATCTACTGTCTCAAGCTGCGGATGGATGGCATCAACCCGTCCTCGATCCTCGGCGAGTCGCGCGCGGAGGCCAACAAGAAGCGCACCAAAGATCCGATGAACGCTTTCGACCCCGTGATTTAACATGATCGACTACACCAAAGCCGCCCACGCCATTGCCATCCGCCTGCGCCCCATCAGCGCCACGCTCTGCACGTCCGTGGTGCGTCAGAAAAACCAACAGCGGAAGCTGGAGAAGATTGTCTTGGAGGAACTGTTGGTCGCACATCAGCGAGAGGGGGACGATCCTGTCGCCGATGCGCTGAAGCTGTGCCACTTGCTCCGCGATCGCGCGGCACAGATGACCAAGCAGGAGTTCCACGCCTGCCTGGCGCGGGCTATCGGCTGCGATCCGTCGTATGCGGAGAACGTCCGCATCCACTTTCAGAACAACCCAGCCGCGTTCCTCGCGCACCGGACACCCCAAACCCAATCCATCGAGTTGCTGAAGTTCATCTTCTCGATGCCCGAACGATGAACATCACCATCTACATCCTCGCCGGCGCATTTGTTGGCGCCTTCATCGCCACCACCGTCATCTGCATCCCCCTGCTGAGGGAGCGGAACAAGATCGACCGTCAGATCGCTGAGCACCTTCGGGTTTTGTCCGAGTGGTGCCAGCAAAACTGGACCCGCTGATGCCTGACGAGCAGCCACAGTCCCAGATCGACCACGCCGCAGCGCACGCCATTGCTCGGCGCGAGATGCTGCTGCGGAGCGAGCGTAGGCAGCTCCAAGCTATTGCCGACTATCACGTCAACGTCGGGCCGTATGCACTTCAGCTCCAGTTCATCCTGCGGGAAACCGAGCGGCACCCCGAACTCCTGACCGATAATGCGCGCAAGGTCATCGCGTTCCTCCGTGAGCGCATCACTGACCACCATGTGTGCTGCTTCGGCATGGACCCATCGTGGCCGACGAGCCCCAAAGCCGACAAGGATCTCTGATGGTCGCGATGTCTCCAACAATCAAAAAGAACCAGCGCACCGGCCACTACGACGTGCTCGTGCCCGTGCCTGGCGGCGTCAAGCGCGGTAAGCATAAGTGGATCTCGACCGGCGAGACCTCGCGCCATCGCGCCGAGACCGTCGTGTCCGAGGCCGGCGTCGACCGGCTGGTGCTGCTGGCCAACGCCGGCGCCCTGACTGCCGACGCCATCAGCGTAGTCACCACCGGTCGGCGCTTCACCGCGGCCGACATCATCGAGGCATGGGAAAAGGACTCGGTGATGGACGTGTCGGCCGGCACCGTGACCACCTACAAGACCCTGCTCGTGGCATTCTTCGAGGGCGAAGGCGCCATGCGGAAGCCGCTGCCGGCACTGAAGCGGCACCATCTCGACGCCTACATCAACGACCCAGCGTGCAAGGCCAGCACCCGGCACACCCGGCTGGCCGCGCTTCGCTCCCTGTGGCAATTCGCGCAGGCCAACTCCTACATCTCCGGCAATCTGGCCCAGACAATCCGCGTTCGTCACAACAACATGACGCACGTGCAGCAGGAGAAGGAGGCGGCGATCCCTGTTACCCCCGACGAATACCAGACGCTGCTCACCAGCACCAAGCTCACGAAGTTCTGGCGCCGCGCCGTCATCCTCGGCTACTGGCTGGGCATCCGCATCGGCGACGTGGCCAGGATGCAGGTCGAATCCATAGGCCCCGATTGGGTCATCATCTGGACCAACAAGCGCGGCAAGAGGGTAAGACTTCCATTGTCCGACCCCCTCATTGGACACCCGGATCTCTGTCAGGTGCTGGCGGAACTCCGCGCCGAGACGCCAGCCGGCTACTGCTTCCCTGAGCAGAACGAAATGATCTGCGGGCCGAAGCGCCACCACCTTTCGATGCAGGCAATCCGCCTGCTTGAACAGCACGGCATCGAGTTCAAGTCCTTCCACTCGCTCCGCAGTTCAGCCATCAATCGCTGGGATGCTGCCGGCAAGACGCTGCTGGAGATCGGCACGCTGGTCGGACACTCCGACGAGGAGACAACCAAGGGATACATCCATGACTGAAGTTATCGCACAGCCTATCACGGTGAAGATCGAAAACCGTTTGATTCATCGAATCGGAATCAGGGAGTGGGGTATGCCATCGCTTTGTGTCCCCGGTAAAATCTGGCGGAGCGAAAAGAACGGGACGATCTCGTGCATGGTGCCCCACCAAGACCCCAGTAAGGTGGCTATTGAGACGCACCCTCTGGTCATCACGACAGATGGCTTTGCATCGTGGATACCGGACCACTGGCGCGCGGCCCTTTGGGAATACTGCCAGGCATGGCCGTCGAGCGGAATGGAGTATGGTCCATTCTTGGCGTTGACCGAGGAACAGCGGTGCGACTTTCTCCGTGCTCGGGCGAAGCAACTGGTGGCGTCGGATAACATCGGATGTCGCCACATCGCCCACGACATCGGGATGTTCGCGGCCCTCGATTATCAGATCATCGAGCCACGTCAGGAGGCGATACCCAAATGAGCGACAAACTATTCGTCCGCGACATCATCGAGCAGATCGCCAAGCTCGATCCAACCCTGCCGACCAACATCGTCCGCATCGAGACGGGTTCCTTTCAGGACATGACCCGCGTGCACCTGAAGGACGACCGCATGGATGACGATGAGGAGCTGGGCTCCGAGATCATCGAGAAGAAACGGCGTGTCCAAGAACTGGACAGGGATGTTAAGGCGCTCGAATACAAGCTGACCGAAAAGCGAGAGGTCTACGCCAAGGAAGCGCTCGCTCACTCGACCAAGATGGCGCTGCTGACCGAGCGCCTTCGCAAGATCCGCGAACAGTCGCGTCAACGCGAACTCCCCTTACCATGATCCGCCGCCAACACGTCATCCTGGGCATCGTCGCCCACTGTTACACCACGCCCAACGCCTTGGGTGTCATCATCATTTCGGAGGACAACGGCAGAGCCGATGATGTCGTTCGTGATCTCACCGACCTGATGCCGTTGGTCAACAAGCTGACGCAGCCGGTCCGGGTTGAGATCAAATCGGTAAAGCGTGAAGGCAGATCATCCGTGGTCGAGCTGTTCATCACCCAAGGAAAGATCGGGTTCATATCCAAGATCCTCATAATGAAGCCGGCGCGCGGCGATCGCATGGATCAGGTCCGCGGCAGTGAGCCCACGGTGGTGTATGCTGACCGGCTCGTCAGCCACGAGCACATGGAGATCATCGCCGCTCAGATCGGGCGCCGACCCGGAATCAACGAGGGCATCCAGCTCTGGGATGAACCGAGCTTCTACCATCGGTGAATAAGGAGCTACATTCCACCGGCGAACTCGAATACCGCCTGCTCTACAGCATGGTGGTTGCCGGGAAGTCAGCGGACTTCGCGCAGAAGAAGATGTATGCGTTTCTCCCGCTGTCGCCGAACCTTCAATCGCCGTTCGCCTACGTCCGGGAACTCATCGCGCTCAAGATGCTGCGCTGGCATCTGGTCAAAGCGAAGACCGGCAACTACGACAAGCTGGCCAAGGGTTTCGCCGAGGTCGCCGGCGCCACCATCGATCTTCGCACCGTGGATGCGCCCACCCTCCAGGGTTTCCACGGCATCGGCCCCAAGACCGCGCGCTTCTTCCTGATGTGGACCCGGCCAGACGCCTACCATGCGGCGCTCGATACCCACGTCCTCAAGTGGTTGCAGATGCTGGGCTACCCGGACATTCCGCGCAGCACCCCCAGCGGCCCCACATATGCGAGACTCGAAAAAATTTTTATCGACGAATCGATTGCCCGTGGAATGACACCGGTCGATCTCGATTCTAAAATCTGGCGCTACTGTCGGGACGCCCGCATCGGGTGGACCAAGCACATGGCGCTGGCCAGTTGGCCCGAGGAACTGTGGCCGCGAAGCGTTATCAAGCCATGAAAAACAAAGACAAATGGAAGCTGTTGGCCGACGAGATTAAAACCCACGAGCAACGCCTGCTCGCTGCCTTCCTGCTGGGGAAGCAACGGCCTACGGTTCTGTGGGTTGGTGTCACTCTCCAAGAGTGGACGGTCACTGACGTTTACTCTTCTCAAGAGAGCGTGTGGGATGAACCGCAGCCCACGAATATGCAGCTGACCAGGCTCCAAGAGAAGCGCGACCGGATTGCGGCGCTGACCGAGGCCGATCCGATGAAGGTGTTCATCAGCCTGAAAAACAACACGGCAACCACGGGACTGCCGTGGGCGCGCCTCGCTGACCACTCGTATGGGTATTACGATGTCAAGGAAGAGGCTGAGGTGTTCAGCAAGAAGTGGCACGCTGACCACGACCCGAGGCCGGGTCATCAGCCTTGCGATTACTGCGGCAAGCAGGTGGCAGATGCCTCTATTTTCCGAGCCACCATCTGGAGAAACGGAGGGCAGGAGCAGCGCAAATTCTGTAACGGAACCTGCGCGAGCCACGATCAGATGGCGTCGGAAGGATAGTCAGTCCATCTTCCGCAGCGTCATCGCCAGCCGAGCCCGGCGCCCCATCTTCCCCGACTGCTTAGCGGCGCCTTCCAGTTTGCCGAAGGGAATCCGCTTCCCCGCTGGCACGTGGAGTTCACGATGAAGGGCACCTTTATGTTTCGAGATGCCGGTGTCGGCGATCCAGTTCGAGTTTTTGTTACGCTTATCGGCGAGTGAACTCATGGTAAGTATCGAGACCTTGACTCGGAGTTGAAGTTTATCAGGCTGAGGTTATGGCCAACATTAAGTGGAAGGAGATACCAGGATACGAAGGACTGTATGAGGTGTCGAGCGCGGGAGCGGTTCGCAGGAACGCGCGCGCCAAGCACAGCAAACAGGGCATCAGTTCCACCCCGAGGCACGGCTCCCCCAATGCCAAGGGATACATGAGCATCGGCCTGAGCCGGGACGGTGACGAACGAAAGCGCCTCGTTCACTGCTTAGTCTTGCTGGCGTTTGTCGGGCCAGCGCCGAAGGGAATGGAGGGCGCCCATCTCGATGGTGTTCGGTCTAACAATCGGTTGACCAACCTCATCTGGGCCACTCCGAAAGTGAATTGCTCCCACAAAAAGAAGCACGGCACTCAGCAATTCGGGGAGAAGGTCACGCGGTCCAAACTGACTGAGGCACAGGTCCGCACCTTGCCCAGCCTGCGCCGTTCCGGGATGACTTGGAAGGAGATCGCCACCCACCTTGGCGTAAAGACCACCACGATTACGGGTATATCGACCGGCAGAAATTGGGCGCACCTCAAGCGGGTCAAGGCGCAGCTCGCCAAGATGCGTGTCGGCAAGGGCCGTCGGTTTACCGCGACGAAAACAGCATCCCGCTCCCGTTCATCCGCCGGCGCATCGCGTCCTCACTCCTCGATGTCGAAGACATCTGCCGCTCAAAGTAACGCTGCGTCTCCGTCGGCTTGATGAGGGACGTGAAGGAATCGTAACGCCGGATAGCCTCTTGGGTATCCGCGCGCCCGTCATCATCCATCACGGTGTAGAGCTGGGCCAGCTGTGCCGTAGTAGGCTTGAAGCGAAACACCTCTAACGGGTTTCTCGATTGCCAGCTGGCGAGCACCCGCTTGGCAGCCTCCTTCTCCCGATCGACAGGGGAGATCCGTGGGTCGTCGGCGACCTGTTCGCGCGCCGCATTCAGCGCCTTCCGATAGTTGTCGAGGAACCCGAGCCGGTCATTGGCCATGGCTGACAGGCTCATCTCCCGGGTCCACACCGTCATCGGCGTCGGGGCATTGGCGGTGCCGCCACCGGATGCGCGCACCTCGATGCCCACCTCCCGACCGGCAGAGCGCAGCCAGTTCTGCGCGTTGATGCGCTGAACCAGCCGGCTCTCCGCGTTGTCGAGGCCGAGCAAATTGTTGGTGATGTCGATGCTGTGCAGCACGCCGTTGCCACCCATCGAGCTGAACGCCTGCCGGCCAACCGATGCCCAGGTGGCGTCGCCGCCTTGGGTGATGAGGTTGCGGAGGGACTGGCTCATCGAAAGGAACTGGCTCATGGCGAACACCCGCTGGTCCAGCGAGAACCCGCGCTGCCCAGATGACGGGTCAATCTGCCCGACCAACTGGCCGGCGAGGTCGGCGCCCAACCCGTAGACGTTGCCGGCGCGCGCGCTGCGTTCGAGGAGGGCCAGCGCATTGTCGGTCGGCGAGTCCTTGCCGGCGATGAACCCAAGCGCCGGCCCGACCAGCGGGATGGCATTGAGCGCATCGATTGAGCGGAGGTTCGACTTCTTGCCCAGCAGCTTGTCGTCATACTGGTCGAGCAGCAGGGAGAAGGCGATGCCCATGGGCAGGTTCCACAGGGCCAGCGTGCCCAGCCCCTTGGCCATGGCCTTCAGGCTGCGCTGGCCGTCGGCCGTGTTCAGCCCTTGGTGCACGTTGTGCATCATCCAGAGCGGCCACCGCAGGAGCGGCATACCGATCTTCAGGAGGGGATTGGTCTGGAGAACCGAAGGGGTCGTGTTGATCGAGGCCGCGCCGTCGAGTTCGTTGGCGGTCATCTGCGCGATACGCAGCACCTGATCGCGGGTCAGCAGGCGGTCACCCTTGGCGGCAGCCGGCGCCGCCTGGCGGATGACGTCCTCCAGATTGCCGATGCCATACTCGATGGACTTGTCCCGGAAGTAATCGAGGACGCCCTTGTCGAAGCGGCCGATCTTCAGCTGCTTGTCGGTGAACCGGAAGCTCGGGTCGTGCAGCGCATCGGGGTGGTTGCTGAAATGGGTGAGCCCGTTGCGGACGATCTTCTCATACATCTGCACGGACGCCAAGGTGTTGGCCTGCGCGGCAATCTGGCTGATGGAATTGAGGACGCCGAAACCCGGGATGAGGGCGAGCCGCGGGAACTCCTGCGTGCCATCGCCGATGCCCACCTTCACGCCCTTGCGCTGGATGGAACGTAGCGCGCGCAGTGGCTTGATGAGGAAGCGGTCGGTCTTTGAACTCTGGAATTTGCCGCGGTGCCCGATGTCCGCCAGCACCGTGCCCCACGGCAGGTTGCGGAACACCTGACCCTCGACCGAGCCCACGTCCTTGGCATACTCCGAACTCCGCATCACATGGATGTTCAGGTTTTCGAGGAAGCTGCCGAGCGTCGTCTCCAGCAGGTTGGCATACGCCCGTGCCGACGCCGAAATGGTCATCGGCCCCAGGCTCCGCATCGCGAACGGACGCTGCGACAGGGACAGCAAGTTGTAGGCGCCGACCTTCGGGTTGTCGACCAGCTGCCCGGTCATGGCGTTCATCACCTCCATGCCACCGCGCAGGTCAGCGAACGGGCCGGCGGTGTTGCCAACCCCGAACAGCCCGCGGATCTTGGACTGCATCTCCAGCACCCCGGAGTAGCGGTCGGACGCTGCCTCCAGCTGCTTGTAATCCAGGCCACGGGCCGCTGCCTCGGCGGCGCGCGCCCCCTTGGTCGTGCCCTTGAGGCTGTCGAACTCCGCCTTGCGCGCAGCCAGCACGCCCTTCAGCTCGTTGACGGTCTGCACCATGCGGTCGCCGTTGCGGCCGAAGGCACCATGGAACGCCAGCATACCGAGCAGGCGCTGCGATGAGGTCGGGTCGAAGGACTGGAACTGCACGTGCTCCGGCGGGAGCAGGTCGTTCATGCGCGCGTCCATCAGGGTGTGAGGCTTCGGCCCCATCGGGTCGAACAGGTCGCGCACTTGCTGGGATTCGTAGGCGAGCTTCGCCTCCATGCCGAACAGCCGGTCAATCTGACCGAGGATGTTGCCGCGGAAGTCGGCCAGCGGATCGGCTGCCGTCTCCTCGTTGACTTGGAGCTGCCGCCCCTTCGCCAGATTGTCGATGAACTGGAGGACGTCCCCGCCGGCCGTCGTCCACGCCTGCTGGACTTCGAGCTGCGGGATGGGGTCGCCGGCCCAGCTGAAGATCTCGCTGCCGGGCTTGTTGATGAACGGCACCAGCCAGCGATCGAGGATGCCCGGCGTAAAGTATTGCTTCAGCGTGGCGCTGAGCGCCTGGCTGTTCTTCGGGTCCAGATCCTCCGGGGTCAGGCCGTCGAAGGTCGTGGCGCGGACCACGCTGCGGCGTGCCGTGCCGTCCTCGCCGGTCTCTTCCTTGAGCTGGAGCTTCCATCCGGCCTGCTCCATGTCACGGACAATGGTCTGCAACACATCGGCCCGCAGGCTGCGCGGCGTGGTCAGCCAGCCTTGGGCGACCGCCTGCCGGAGCGCATTGCTGATGCGTGGGTCTTTCACGAAGACGCCGTATTGCTCGGCGATCTTCAGCATCAGCTCGCTGTTCTCTTTCGTGCGGCGCAACAGCGTGGCGAACTTCTCGTTGAAGTCCTCCGCCGGCGGCTTGGTCAGGAGCTGCCGCGCCATACGGGTCGCTTCCCGGATGGCGTGCTGCTCGTCCAACCCCGGGTTGACGTTGAGGAAATACATCACCGGGTCGTAGACCTGGCCCAGCATCTGCCCGTGGTCGGTGATGCCGGTCGACTCCTCGACATCGGTCAGCGCCTTGGTCCACCAGCCGGCCGCGGCGCTCACCTCTTCGCGGTGACTGCGGTTGATGAACTCGAACTGCTGAAGCATTTGCGCGATGCGCGCGCCGGAGCTGTGGCCCGCGGCCTTCGCCTCGGCGCCCAGCGGCTGCACCATCTTGTCGAGCATCGAGACCCAGCCGGCCGGATACTTCTTCTGCACGTCGAGCATGGCCAGCTCCATGGTCTGGCGCTTGACGGTCTCGAAATGGCGGGTGCCCTTGCGGTCGGCGTTCGCGCGCAGCCACTCCATGTTGTTGGTGAGGTCGCGCTTGATCTGGTCGCTGTCCTTGGCGGACCCGTCGGGGTTGAAGCTGAGGGTGCGACGTTCGGAGGTGAATGCCCCGCTGTCGCCGGGAACCATGGCCGTAAACTTGGCGCCTTCCACCGGATACCATTCCGAGTAGGCGCCGCCGGCGGTCTGCTGCATCTGGTTCACCTGCTCGGCCGTGATCGGGATGGCCTTCTCCAGCAGGGCGACCCGCTCCTCCGCGATCTGCACCCGGTTCTGCATGGTCTGGAGGGCGCGACGCCGCTTCAGGTAGCCGACGCGGATGCGCTCCGCCAATCCCTTGGCCGACGCGCGCTCATCCATCTGCCGAACCATGCGGCTGATCTGGTCGGCACTGGCCGAGCGGATCTCGTCGAGCTGCTTGTGAATCTCCCGGAATTTCGTGGTGTCGCGCAGCCAGCCCAGCTGGATCTGGTCGACCTGCTCGATGTTCGAGCGCGCCAGCGCCGCGATCGCCACGGCGAGCGGCCGGTTCTCGGCCATGGCCCGCAGCTGCGGGTTCATCTCCGCGTTGTCGCGGATGGCTTTCACGACCTCGGCGTTGGTCATGTCCGCCAGCGGCAGGTCGAGCTCGGCCAGTGCACGCACCGAATCGAAGATGGGTAGCGTGCCGTCGACCGCCTGCTTCAGCACCCGCTGGTAGGCTTCGGGCATCGGGTCGGTCTCCAGCAAACCCTCCGCCTGCTGGATGGCTTCGTAAAGCCGGCCGTGGGTGTGGGCCGTGCTCAAGCCGCGGCGCATCGAGCGCACCAAATCGGTGGCCATCTTCCGCAGCTTGGCCCGCAAGGTGTCCTCGTGCAGCGAGGCGTTCCGGAGGTCCGACTCCAGCTTGTTCATCTCCTTGGCCTGATCGACCATCGCCTGCGCGGAGTCGTCGATCTGCTTCTTGGAGCGCGCGAGTTCGCGCAGCTGCCGGAGGTGCATCTTCTCCACGAGGATGCGGGCATTGAGCCCGGCCAAGTCGTTCATCGGCTTGGTCATCCGCGCGCCGCCGATGCGCGCGCTCTGGGTGCCCGGGACGCGCCGCTCCTGGTCAGCAAGCAGTAACACCGGGTCATCGCCGCGGCCGACCAGCTTCCAGAATTGTTCCCATGGCGTCTTCGGCGCCAGCTCCGCGTGCAGCTTCCGGCCCAGAGCCAAGGTCTCGTGGACGGCTGCCGAGTCGATACGCGCGCGCGCCTCCGGGTCCGGGATGTTCTGGTCGGACGGCGCATCGCTCTGCCGGAACTCGACGTTCCAACGCATGGCATCCGGGGAAATGGGTTCGACCCAAGGCTGCCGCATCGACTGGTCGAGCGGGTCGAAGAAGTCGGCCACGCTGCCGGGGGTGTCCTTGGCGCCGTGGAACTTGCGGACCTGTTCGGTCATCGGCACCGTGAGGAACCGGTCCATCAGGCTGGACAGCCGGTAGTCGAAGTCGCCGCCGGTCTCCCGCCGCAGCTGGTTCTCGAACCAGTCCAGGGCAAGCTGAGCGTTCGGCTCCGCGCCGAATCCGCGCTGCACGGCCATCGCGGTGCGGTAATACAAGTCCTTGATCCAGCGAACAATCGCCTGCGCCAGCGATTGGCTGTCGGCGACGCCGGCGTCCGCCAGTTTCTGGGCCATGGTCTCGGCCAGCAGGTCGGCCGCTGAGGTCGTCGGCGCCGCGGCCATGCCGTTGCGCTCGGCGGTCTGCTGGGCTTTGGCCTGAAGCTCGACCATCGAGGCGTCGACTGCCCGCAGCACCAGCCCCTTGGCGACGGGGTTCAACCGCATCGTCAGGGACTCGGCCGCTTCGTGGAGGAGGGTGACGAGGTTGCCGAGGTTAGCCTTCTGGACGTCATCGAGGCTGATCGCCACATGCCACGGCGAGTAGGCTACGCCCACAGCCTGCGCCAATTCAGCCAGGCGGGCTTCCCGCTGGGCAATGCGGGCCGTCAGCTCCGCGCGCATCGAGCCCTGCGCCTGCGGCAGCTGTGCCTTCAGCTGCTCGATCTGCTGGATGATGGGTTCCCGTGCGGCTTGGGCAAAAAATTCCTTGGCGAAAACGTCGACCTTCATGCCGAGGTTTTGCAGGTTCGCGGCCACAGCTTGGAACACGCTGGCGCGGTCGGCGGACTGGACGGTCGCCTGCTGGGAGCGGCGCAAATGGTTGGCGTCATCGAGCGGCACCTCGCCGGTCTGCCCCTGCTCCCGGCCGGCCACCAAATCCAGCTCGCCGTAGAGCGCCTTCAGTTCGGTGGTGATCTTGTTGCGCTCGGCCTGATCCTTGGCCCGCAGGTAGTCGTTGCCCAGCTGATCGATACGCCGGGTGATGTCGGCTTCCCGGTTGCGGGCGATGGCCGGCTGCGCGGTCATGGCCGGCGGGCGGATCTGCTGGCCCTGCGTCTTCTCGGTCGAGCCCCACGCTTGGTCAAAGCCCTTGGCGTCGGCGAACGTCTGGAAGATCTTGCCCGGGTCGCCGGAGAAATGGACCACGGCGATCGGCTGGTAGCCGGCGGCGATGACATCCTGGACCGTCGCCGGGTGGTTGCCGCCTGCCTCGACGGCGCGCCGGCCCGCGCGGCTCACGCCCATCCGCTGGACAGCCGCCTCGTTGAAGGTGGTCTTGCCGCTGGTGGTCAGCGTCTTCTGGGGAAGGGTCAGACCGGCGACCACGACCCGGCCGTCCGGCCCCTGCATCGCCAAGGCGACGCGGGTCAGACTGCGGTTGCCGCTCTTGTCGGAGCGCGGTCCGCTCTCCAAGCTGGTGGTCAGCACGCGGTTCCACTGGTCAGGCAGCAGGCTCTGGAATTGTTCGTTGGTCCGGAAGTCGACGGACGGCGCACCCTCGATCACCGGCCCGTGCTCGAACACCATCTGCGGCGCGGGCTCCGCGGTCGGCTTCGCGATGATGGGCTCCGGCGGCACGATCGGCACAGACTCCGCGACCGGCCCGCCGGACACCTGGCCGGGCGGCATCCCGCCGTGCCGGTTCTTAATGTCCTCGCTGGCCTGCCAAATGGCCTTGTATTCGGGGGTGCCAAATTTCTCCGGCCCGAGCGCCGTCATCTGGCTCTGAAGCTCATTGTAGCGCGCGAGATCCGCGGCGACATCGGGCACCGTCGGGGGCTGCGCGGTCACTGGGGGGGTAACTGGCGCAACTGGTTCTGGTTCCAACGCTGGAGCCTGCGCGGTAAGGCGCGGATCAAGAAGGGGTGTTTCCGGTGTAAGTGATTGCGGCTCTACGCCGGAAGCCTGCGGATCAACAACACCGTCACCGACCATCGCGCGGCCAAGCAACTCAGCATCCCGCCGGGTGGCTTCGACCTCGCTGGCGGCATTTGGCACCGGGGCGCCGGCCATTGCAAACGCTTGGCGGCGGGTCTCGGCTTCGGCGCGGGCTTCCGCGGTGTCGCCCATCATCTGCCGGCCCAGCACTTCGGCCGGCACACCGGGCGCCGCGGCCTGTGCGACAGCCGCAAGCTCGTCGGGGGGCACGGCTGAGGGCGGCAACGGTGCCTGCGCCTGGAGCAGCTGGAACTCGGTTTCCTCGTCGGCGGACCGCGCGCGCGCGCCGAGCTCCGCCAGCCGCACCCATTTCTCCTCGTTGGGCATGGCGGCAACCGCCCGCACGATGTCGGCATTGCTGCGGACCGGGCCGGCCGGCGCCGGTTCGACGATGGGAACGGTGGCCGCGGGCGGCGCGGCGACTGGCGGCGGCGCAACAGGGGGCGCTGCCGGCACCCCGGGCGCGTTGGGTTCGATAAAGATGGCAGGTGCAGCCACGGCGCCGCCGGCCGCGCCGGCAATGCCCGCCTCGCGGAAGCGCCGCAGATCGGCGTCGGTGAAGGTCAGGGGATCTTTCCCTTCCTTCAGGTTGCGGGCCACCACGTTGACGCCTTCCTGGAAATACTCGGTTGCGCCTTCGGTTGCCACGACGCCGGCCGCTTCGAGCAGCTTCTTGGCGCGGTCGGCCAAATACATCTTGCCCAGCTCTTTGGCTTGGGAGGCGGCAACCCCTGGGAATAGCCGGCCGAGCACCATGGTCGGCAATGCGCTGTCCGGGATGGCCGAAATCAACCCGAGGGCCAGCGCCGTGGGCCGGTCGCCGCCCTCGCTGTAAACGTCGCCGGCGTTCAGCAGATAACTGTTCGTGAGGTTGGCCGCGGCGAGCCCGCGCTTGGCGCCGATCGACATGGCCTGCCGGCCAACGACGTCAGCGATTTCCTTGGAGCCTGATTTCAGCGCCTGCTCCAGCCCGACCTCGGTCGCCTCTTTGAGCAGACCCTTGGTGGCAAGCTCCTCGGCGATGCCCTTACGGACCAGCTGCCGGATGGCGCTCTTCACGATGCTGCGCGCGACCAATCCCTCGGCGGCGCCGGCCACAGTGCCGGGGCCAGGCGCCACGGCGGAGCCCGCCAGCGCGCCGGCTCCGGCCACCACGCCGGCTTCGGCGATCGATGGGGCAACCTGTCCCACCTTGCTCATCGCGTAGCGGAGCGCGTCGCGGCTGAGCACCTTGCTGACGCCCTTCCGGCCGGGCGCAATGTCTTCGAGGGTCGGCACCGTTGGCGCGTTCGCCGCGGCATCCTCATCGAATGAAGCCGCCTTGTTGCGGAGATAGTCGCTGCCGGTTACCAAGCTGGCGCCGCCGAGCGCCGTGCTGGCCAGCCCTTGGAGGCCGCTCTTGAACGCACGGCTGAACTCCCCGGGCAGGCTGGGAGCATCGGCGTCGCGCACCTGCGACCACAGTTCGCCGAGTTCGGGGTCGGCATCGAAGAGCTGGGGCGCCTCCTGCTGGATGATCGGCCCAAGTTCCCGGACGATGAAATCGTCTGGCCGATCATCAGACGCGCCCTGCTGGGCCAACGCCTGCCGGTATGCGTCGATAATCTTCGAGGGCATCGACTACCTCACTGCCGCCACCAGTTGTCGGGTTGGCCTGCGAATTCGAGGGGGGTGCTGCCGGCCGGAGTGGAGATCGTTGGGGCGGTCACGCCAGCAGGAAGGCCGAGCATCGCCCGGCGCTTCGCTTCCAGCTCACGCTGCACAGCCTGCTGCTTGATGAGCAGGTTGCTGAGGAGCTTCGCCTGGGCGGACCCGTCAAGCATCACCGACTGCGGGTCAGCCAAGAGATCCGTCACCTTTTGGGAGCGCGGGGTGGTGCGCGACAGTTCGTCAGGCACCAGCAGCGACTGGGAGCCGCCACCGCGGACACGGGCGATCTGCTGGTTCACGTTGTTCAGCTCGTCCATCGCCAAATTATAGGGGTCCGCCAGTGCCCGGTTCTGGGCGCTGCGGTTGCTGGCACCGATGCTCTCGTTCTCGCGCGCGATGATCGGATCGCTGGTCGGGTTCGCGAGGAGCGGTGCACGGGCCGGGCCGGCAGCCGATGCAGCGGCGGCAGCTTGCGCGCCTTCGGGCGGCTGCCCGGTGGCAGCACGGACGGCAGCGGTCAGCGCGGCGGTGCGCTGCTCGGGGGTGGCAGCCGCTCCGCGGCCGGCCGGCGCCGCTGCGGCAACCGGTTCCGCCAGCACCGAAGCCTTCGGCGCGACGCCAAAGGTTCTGGTCAGGTCGGACTGCTGCTGGCGGATGTTGTTCAGTCGCGCATTGAGAATCTGATACTGGATCTTGGCGTCCTCCTTGTCCTGAAGCCAGCGCTGGAGGGCCATGCTTTGCGCCTCCGAGGTGGCTTGGCCAACCATGGCTTGGATTTCCTGCTGGGAAGGCGCCTTGCCGCCCTTCGCATCGCGGGCCAAGGCCAGCGCACGATTGAGGACGGTCTGCTGGTCGACGGTCGGCTGGCTTTCGCCGAGCTTCGCCTCAAGAGAGGCGAGCTGCTGGCGCACCTGCTGGCCTTCGACGGTAAGCGCATCGATCGAGGCCGCAGCGTTGCCGGGCTGCTCAAGCTGGAGCTTCGCCGCGCTGGCCTTGATCTGGGAAAGCGCGCTCTTCGCCGCTTCGATGGCCTGCGGGTTGTTCATCATGTCCCGGGCCAGGAGCGGACGACCGTCCGGCCCGGGAGTCGTGAGAAGTTCGGTGTAGATCTTGTCGAGGCCACGACGTTGCGCTTCGGCAAACGCCGCGGCCACGGCCTTCGGGTCGTTCATGGCGCCCGGCGCCAAGATCCCCTCGTGGACCAGCGCCGCCGCGGCAGCCATCTGGCTGCTGAAAATCAGGTTGTCTCGCTCGGCCGCACGCGCCGCCCCGACATCGGCAAGCTGGTCCGCGCGCCGGCGTCCATAGACCTGCTGGTCGTAATCGCGCGCCGATTGAACATCCTGAAGCTGGTTGCCACGGCGACGCGCCTCGTCTTCGAGCGAGAGCTTGCGATTCGCATAATCGCGCGCGCCCCCGGCGATTGCCTCGCCGAGCATCGTCAGACCATTTTGCTGGGTGGCCATCAGTAGTAGGGGCCGACGCCGGTCGCCTTCGGATAGGCGTTCGGGTCACCGTATTGGTAAGGGTTTGGCGTTGCCGCTTTCGGCGTCTGCCACCACTTGTTGGCGTTGCCGATCGAGATGGCTGCACCCGTGAGGTTCGCGCCGAAGCCGGCGAGATCGTTGCCGCTGTTGTCGGCCTGCACGGGGTTGTAGGTGGCGGTCGGCGCCTGAGAATTGGAAGCCCACCAGTTGAGCGCGTTCTGGGTGCGGAGCAGGCCGGCGTTCCGCTGGTCGTCGATGTTCCGCGTGGTCGTGATGAACTGGTTCTGGAGCTGCGGAAGGCTGAGGGCAGCTTGCAGGGTCCGGCCGTAGTCGGCGTTGGTCAGCTGCTGACGCTGGTCGGCCAGCGCACCGGCAATCGAGTAACCCTGATTGGCGCCGAAGCCGCCGATGTCGCGGGTGTCGGTCGCATTGGCGACCCGCGCAGCCCCGACGGCGTTGGCGCCGCGCTGGCGCGCATCGACGGTCGCACGGGTGGCGGCGTTGATGTCACCGGTCGAACCGCCCACATATCCCTGCTGGGCGCGGTCGGCGTCGAGCTGGTCGAGGGTGCGCTCCAACCCGAGATTGACGGCGGTAACCTGCCCCTCGGCATCCGCAAGACGTGCATCGCTCAGCGGCTGCTGGGCGGCGGTGAGCTTGGCCAGTGCCTGGTCGAGCGCCGCGGTCTTTGAGACGGCGGCGGCATCCGCCGTGCCGAGTTCCGTCTGGAGCTGCTGACCGGAAGTCGCGCGCGCGATAATCTGACGCGCCAAATCGTAGTCGCCCTGAGCGATCGCCTGCTGTGCGCGCGCAATCTCGGCGCGATTAGAGTCGTTGGCGACGTCGGCCAGCAAACCGGGAAGCGCCTGTTGGAGAAGCCCCTGCTCAAGCGGAAGCGCTTCGGTGTCGGCGGTGTTCTCGTAACCGGCGGCATCAAGCGCGGCAATGGCGTCAGCATCGCCGGCGTTGGCGCGCGCGATGAGAGCATCCAGCTCCTCCTGCGGCAGACCGGGAGGGGGGGCGGTGGTGACCTGCGGGTTCTGCGGGTTCACACGGCCGGTGTCGAACACGTCATCCGGGATCTCGTCCCAGTTGTTCACGCCGGCCGAATACTGCACGGAGTCGACCCATTTGTTGAAGGCGTCGTTCTGCTCCGGGGTGCCCACTTGGCGCCCCAGCTGCCGATAAACTGTGAGTAGACGATCGTAGGTCATCAGAAGATCCCCAGCGGGTCGAAGAAGCTGCGGTCTTTACCGCCTATTCCAAGCGGGTTGCCGATCAAAATGTCCTTGGTGCGGCTGTTACCGCCACCGCCTCCGGCGGCAGCGGGCGCGGCAGCGACCGGAGACCCATAGGTGCCAAAAGACGGGACGCGGCTGAGGGTGTTCGCTGGCATGTTCGTGCCCTTCTTGCGCCACGTGGGTTGCGCGCCGGGCACCTTGAAGTTTGCCGTGGCCCAGAGCGGAAGCCGCGCATTGATGGGCGGACCGGCCGGGATGACACCGGCCGCGGCACCCTGCGGATTCACACCGCGGCTCATCAGGTAGCTCTGCCAGGCGGAATTATTCTGCTGGGCTTGGAGTTCGGCATTCGTTGCCTGCGCGGCTTTCGCGTCCTTCGATGCTTTGTTGGCGCCATAGAGCGACGCGCCGACACCTGCGACGGCGGCTCCAGCTGCGACTGCGCCCCAGATCTCAGCTATGGGATTGAACGACTTCTGCCTTCACGGCTGCGCCCTCCTGATTGGTGGTTAAATAGTTCCAGTGAAAGCCGCCGGCTTGCCCGAACCGTCCGACGAGGGCCAAGCGAAGTGACTTGCGATCCACTCCGGTATCGCGCGCCGCCTCGATCTGGGTCTGGTAAACCTTCTTGGTTTCCACGCACTCGAAAGGATTCGTCCACCGCCGCACCTGCCCCTTACGCACATTGGCGTAAGCGTTCTTCAGGTCGCGGTTCTGCGTCTGGACGGCATCGGTCACGAAGCGGCAGTTGTCCGGCGAGTAGCCGAGATTGTTGTCGCGCCGATCGATTTCGAGACCCTTCGCCCAGCCGTTCGCCAGCGCCCACTTCGCGAACGCCGGCCAGTAATGCCACTCGTCGCACACGGTGATGCCTCGGTCGGCGTAGCGCGCCTGGTAGCGATTGCCCAGCTTGCAGCGCGTCAGCATATCCTGCCACGCCTGATAGAGCTTGGGGTGTTTCGCGACCTTGAACGGCGCAGGATAAAAATTTCGGCTCATGGGGTTATTCCATCTCGAAGTGCGTGACCCAGACCATGCGACCGCCCTCGGCCGTGGTGCCAAATCCGTTCTTCGGACAGCGTGCGTGAAACAGGGGGGCTCTGAAAACGACTGCGCGATTGAAGACGCCGCGCACAAAATCAAGCTGCTCCCATTCCTTCTCGCCGCCCTTCACCATGTCCCGCTTGAGGACATCGAAGCGCTTCTTCGATCGCATCTCCTGGAAGGTGGGCATCTCGGTCAGGCCGGACTTGCGGTGGCGGTAGAAGCCCGTGCCGCTCGGCTCCTTGTGTTCGGACAGATACGCCACGCAGGTCCACGAGCCGGACTCGCGGTCGGAGTGAACGTAAGCTTTTTCGGTCTCCTTGTTGGTGACCCGGAAAAACATGCTGTTGGGGTAAACCGGGCGCCCCATCGCCAGCGTCAGGGAGTGCAGCATCAGGCTGTGCTTGCCCCAGAAATTCATGCCCTCGTAGACAGAGGAGCCGACTTCGCCCTTGTTGGGACGCCATGTCCCAAAGCCTGATTGCAATGCAGACGTGCGGACTTCACCGATGAGCGGGCAGAAGTCGTCGAAAATCTTTACGGTATTGAGCATTGGCGGCGCTTTATTGCCGCTGTCATTACCGCTGGCCCCGGGAATTGTAAAGGAATTACTAGGGAGCCGGCGGGGACGACTCTTTGATGACAGGCGCCAAGTCGGCCAGCAGCGACGGCTGCCCCGAAATGCCCTTGTCGCGCTGGAGTTTGGCGCGCGCCACCTGTTCGAGCTTCACCTCCGGCGCGTCCTTGTCCTTCAGCTCCTCGATCTGCTTGGTCCAATCGGAAACCGCCTTGGCGTTTTCCATCGTCACCTGCTGGCCTGGCAGCACGCCGAGGGTCTGACTGATGATTCCGCGTGCGGTTTCGTAAGCCCTCACCGCGTCGCCCACGGCCATGATGTTTTGGGCCATGAGCCATGCGGTGTCGGCATCGACATCCTTGATGAGACCTAGCGCTTTGTGGAGCGCCAGTAGCTTGCGATTGGTAAGCACCATTCCGCGATGGTGCATCGTGCCCCACTCCCTGTCAATCAGATGTTCACGCAGGACACAGTGAGATCCACGACGTTTACCATGTCAGCCGGCAGCGCGCTCTTTAGGCGGCATCCGAATTCGATGTAGTCGCCACCGGCCAAACCGCCTGGCGAAACACCGCCGCTAATGTTGAGTGACCCCGAGCCTGAAGCGGCTGTGACACGGACGTCGAAAGGAGTAACCTGAACGGTGGCACCGCCGTTAATCCGATAAATGATCGCAAGATCAATGTATCCACCAACGGGCACAGGCGTGCAGCCCCCGTTCTCGATGCAGGTGAATTGCGCGTCCGACTGCCCGAAACGGTTGGTGATGTCGGCCAATCCGCTGGCGTTCGTCCACCCGTAAAATGTGACCATCCACACCTCGATCGGCGTGATGTCCATGTTATTCCAGCCCGGTCCGCCGTTGTCGTCAGTCGCGTGCTGCCACGTCACGGCTTGCATGACCTTTGCTGGGTCGGCCGGGTTGTAGAATGCTGAGTCCGTGGCGATGAACGAAGCCTCCAGATAACCGCGGATCACCACGTCGTTGAACTCGGCATTGCCAGCCTCATCGATGAGCCAGCCATCGACCCCGGGATTGTAGTTTCCGCTCTGGGCCGTGCCAGTGATGCTGAGGTTCGAGCCGTTCCACACGAACTTATCGTTGAGCGAAAACCGGCCGGTGTCGTCGACGTAGAAAGGCGTCGTGGCGCCGGAGTAGATGCCGTCCCCGATGTAGACCTTGCCGTTGGCGGCATCGACTACGAGGGTGTCCGCCAGTCGCACCACATCGTCGATGGCATCGGCCACGAACATCACCTTCTTGGTCGTGCCGGAGTAGATCTGGAACTTGTCCGCCTGGAAGGTCACCTCCGAGATGTTCACACCCGGCCCGGTCGAACTCGTGATGTTCATGCCGGTCACCACGTCGCCGGCGGTGACCGTCAGGGTATATTTCCCTGAGAGATTCCCGAACCCGTCGGACACGATCTCCGCCAGCTCCACGATCGAGGCCGTCACTCCGTCGACCGTGACCGTAAGATTGAGCAGGCCGGTGTTATTCTGGTTGATGACCGTCGCCGACTCCTCGTTGGTCTCGGAGACGGCAGCCACCAGCACCCCATACCAGCGATCGATTTCCGACTGATACTGCTCCATCTCCGGGAACCGCTCGACGACTGCATCCGGGACGCGAGGCATCCGCGGCGGCAGATTCATTGTGTCCGGCGCCGGCGCCGGCGCTGAACTTTTGTCTTCCAGCGAGGGCATCAGACGGTGGACCGCGTGACACCCGCGGCCTTGATGAGTTCGACTTCAAAGCAGCGCGCGGAAAGCCGGACATCCACGTCACGTTGGTCGACTACCCGGATCTCGTCCTGAAAGTAGATCGCCTGAAAGGCCAGCGTGATGAAGTTGTCTCCAGCCGGAGAGGGCAGGTTCTCGACCGGGGTGAGCAGCACGGTCAGTGCGGCGCTCGGGTTGTGCGTCGAGCGCAGCTGCACTTCCATCTCCACATCCGGCGACGGACTGCTGAGGATCGGCGTATAATTGGTGATGAGCTTTTCATTCATCTGGTCGCCGAATTGAATCAGGCCGCTGACCATGAACGGCTCGGCGACAACACCGTCGCGCAGCCAGGTGAGGATGGGCTCGATGGCTTCCGACGTGAGGCCGTAGGTGAAGACGTTCCCGGCAATGCCGAGCACAAACCAGTTGTCCAGCGAGCTCGGACGCTTGGCGTAAACTGCCGCATCGATAACCGAGTCCATCTCCGACACCTTCTTGTTCTCGTAATCGAGGCACATCGTGGTGCCCGGCCGACAGAACCAGATCTGCTTGGTCAATGGATTGTCGACGGCGAACGGCTCATCTTCCACCGTAAGGCCGGTGAAGAAAAGGTTCCGCGCGTTGTCGCAGAGCTTGTAGAACTCGGGGTAGGACTGCCCATCGAAGGCGAAGAACCGCCCACCGCGGCCGGGATAAATATGGAACTCCCCGTTCACCGGGATGATGACATCGCCGTTGATCGGCACGTTGTTGCACACCTCGATCTTCGGGCGAAACCCAAACGGCTTGTCGACGGTTCCGACGTAGCGGCCGACGTAGATGCCCTTTTCCCGGTAGATGATGAGCTGCGTCCCAAGCGGGAGCATCCCGATGATCTCGCTGGCGTCGCCCTGGAGCAGCGACTTGCCGACCAGCGTGCTGACATCGCGGAAGCGGGTCACCTGCACGGTGCGCGGATAGGAGAGGGCGCCATTCGTCGAAACCGCCAGCGTGATCTGATTGCCGGCAACCGCGGTGACGAGGATGCCGTTTGGATTGGCGCTGTCCCCACCCAGGATGCCGCCGTTCGCACCGCCATTGATGACCGCCACGTAGGTCTCGTTGGCGACAAAAGCCTCGGTCTCGAAAGGAAGGGTGAGCGTGGCGCTCGCAGCCGCCATGTAGACGTTGAACCGTGGCGCCCAGCGCGTGGGCTGGCCAAATTCCGACCACGCCACCTCGTAGGGAAACCGGTTCAGGATGTCTTCGGGCGGCGTCCCATACGGATCGGAGGCCGGGATGACACCGCTCTCGAACACCTTCGCATGGTAGGCGTTGCCGTCGGACCAGATGAGGGCGATGTCGTTGATGTCTTCGAGGACGACTGCCTGATTCACGGACGCCGGGACCAGCACGCGGCCGACGCCGGCGTCCACCTTCTTCACCCAGATCCAGAAAGTCGGAGGCGCCACCGGCCCGGTCGGCAACGTGGCAGTGACGTCTGCCGCGCCGGTGGTGACGTCGAACTGGTCCTGATCGTCGGCCAGCAGCACCGCGAAATCAGCGGCTTTCGCCTGCGTGCCGCCGGCCACGTAGGTGGAGTAGCCGTTCATCCACTTGTCGAGCTGGTCGGCTTGGATCTCGGTCACATCGCCAAGGAAAAGGAACCCGTTGAATTCGGTGATGCGGCCACAGCGGGCGATGCCCACCTCTCGCATCTCGTAGTTGGGCACCACGGCGTCCCACTCCTGCCGGAACACCTGCGGGAGATCCACGGCGTTATTGAGAATCAGGTAGCCGTTGATGACATTGACCTGCCAGCGCTTGCCGTTCGCCGCATAGCCACTGCCGATGACATCCCAGACCAGCGTGTCGGGGTTGAAGCGCTTGATCTTGGTGCGGCTGGCGCCGACGATGACGCGATCGCCGTTCGGCCGCACGCACTCCGCCAGGCGGAGCAGGGTCTCGGCGCCATCGAACACCGACTGGTTGTCCGAACCATCCGCATCGGGCTTGAATTTGATCCACCCCTCCTGCCGGATCAGCTGGTCGGTCGACCGCCGCCAATTCACCAATCGGGTGAAGTCGGCCGGCCCCACGTTTTCCAAAGAAACGGCGGGTTGGGTGACGAGGTTGCCCCCGTCTACGATGCGGACTGGAATGTTGCGGCTCACGCTTGGAAGGCTGGGGCGGTTCCTGGGGCCGCAGGAAAGTTATTCGATGGGTTCGATGGTGACTTTGTATTTCTTGCCACCCACGAAAAGGGATTTGGCGTCGGCCGTGAGGTTCTGGAGGACGACCGAACCTTGGCCCTGCACAGAATCGAAGATACTTTTCTCAAGGTCGGCATCCTTGGCCAGTCGCTCGGACTGGAGGCGCACCGAACGGTTCACCGGCGCCCCCGCGGCAACCGCCGTGTCTGCGGTCTGCGGACAGAAGACTTCGAGAACGAGTGAATTGGCCATGCGGGAGCGATAGTCCCCTTAATACCGTATGTCCAGAATGAAGCAGATGACGGCCCGCCACTTAGCCCAGCGGCTTGGCCAATGGTAAGCCGGCCATCCGAGATCCGGATCGTCGGTCTCCTTGGCCCAGCAGCCCTTGCGATAGGGCTGGGCGGTCAACGCTGAGAAAGGGACGTAGCATCCGCACCCGACGTGCTCATATCCCGGGAGGCTGGGACGGCATCGACGGGTCTCCCGGTCGTAGACCGGACAGCGGTAGCACCCGTAGCGGATTCGCGCGCGCCAGACATCTCGCGGAACGGGTCCGCTGAGGATGGCCAACAGCAGGCCGAGCCAGGGAACTTCAGCCCCTTCGCCATGTGTCTGGCGAATGACTGCAATCCACTGCTCAATCCGTTTTCGCCACCTCATCGGGGACGTTCTTGACGACGGCCACCAGCGCATCCTCGCTGATGAGGCCGAGCTTCTGATCGCCGCACACGACCTTCATCACGATCAGGCCGTTGGCCATCACGATGTCGCCGGGAGCCACGACCTTGCAGTCCGGACCCTTGGAGACGACTTCCCATTCCATGATGGGGTTACCCTCCTCGTTTTGCATCGTGGAGGATGCTGGCAGGAAGAGCTTGCCGACCATCTTCAGGCCGGACGAATCGTCGACCTTGAGCGCATCGAGCGCGCGGAGTAACACTTTGCTGCCAACAGCGTGGTAAGTTTTCATAAATCCTTGAGGGGGGTTCCGGTATAAAATTCGTGCTCGGGGATCTGGACGATCGGGAATTTCTCGCCGGCCAAGATGCGCGCGCGCAGGCCGGAGATCCCTTCCTCGCCAAAATAGTTCGGGTGCCAGCCGTTGCCGGAGCGCGCGGCATGGAGGACGGCGTGCGATTTGTCGTTCGGGCTGACGCCGTAGTCGCTCCGCTTCATAATCGGCAGCTGGGCGTGCAGCTCCTCCGATTCGTAGGTCATCATGGACCGGACGTAGCGAAAGCTGTAACCCTTCTTCGAGAGCATGATTCCGCAGATGCAGTCCTCGAAGCTCAGGCCGTCGCACCAAGCCTCCGGCCATCCGTTGATGTCGAGGAACGCCTGAACTGGCGCCACCAAGCTGCATCCGTAGAGCCAGTTGCCGGCGCAGTCGACGCCTTGGTCATCGGAGCCATGCCCGAAACGGTTGTCATGTCCGCCTGGATGATCGGTGAAGCCGACGACATTGCCGTTCTCGACCACGAGATCCTTGACCTTCCGGTAGGCGCCGAGCGTCACCGTCTTCTGGTCGCCGGCCATCGCCTCGCGCACCTGCTTCAGCCAGCCGGGCAGCAGGACCGAGACGTCATCGACGAAAGCAATCCAGCCATCTGGCGCCAGGCAGACCGCGGTGTTGCGCGCGTTCGACGCGGCGAACCAGTCTTCCTTGGTCAGCTTGTGTTCCCCCTGCCACACCGTGGGTTTCGGCGGAGTGCAGTAACATGCGCCACCGCCGGCGACAATCCGCTCGGACCCGTGCGCGATGTCGTCAACGCACTCCGTCCGGTTCTTGGCCCAGAAGTCCACGACCACCACACGGATCTTCGTATAGTCGCCGCCGGTTTCCCGATTGAGGCTGTCGAAAAACCATTTGATAGCCGGATTTTTACGGCTGGTGAAATAGGCGATCGTCAGGTGCATCAGCGAATGCGCGGCCAGTTCGAGGCGATTTGCTCATTCGGGATTGCCAGCATGTCGAAAGAGGTGCGCCACGGAAATGCTTCGAGAACGTAGAGCGGATCGTCGCAGACCTCGCCGTGCATGGTGCACAATTTGTAGCCGGCGGCGTAGATCCAATCGATCATCGACTCACAGCTCTCACCCAGTTTCCTGGGGAGGAACGACAGCTCGATCATCACCGGGGGCCGGTGCTTGGCCAGCACGCCGGCCATGCCGCGCAGCGCGTGGAACTCGTAGCCGTCGACGTCCAGCTTAATGAAGTCGATCTGGGGAAGGGATGCAGCGTAGGAGTCGAGGGTCGTCGTCTCCATGTCGAAAGGCCCGGTGTCCTCCAATGCAATGTCCATCTTCGCAATCCGGGGGTCAGCCAAGGTGTGGGCGCCAAGGATCTGGACGCCGCGCACCACACCTTTGCGGTCGGAGACAGCCAGATTATTGAGCACGACGTTCCGGTTGGTGCCGAAATTGGCATACAGCCGTTTGAAGACGGCCGGCACCGGCTCGAAGGCGTGGACCGTGCCGGCGCCGTGCATCAGCCAGTGATTGGTGAAGCCGCCCTCGTTCGTCCCGATGTCGATGGCAACGAAGCCCGGCTTCATTTTCGTGAGCACCGCGTTCAGGAAGCTGAGATCCGAGCGCAGCAACGCGACGTTGACGATCTGGCGAATCTGTTCGTGTGGGGTGCTCATTTGCGGACCCTCTGAAACCACGCACCACCGTCGCGTTTGTAGAGTTCCACGAAGCCCATCGACAGCAGCTTCTGGACGGATTCCAGCACCGCTCCACCCGCCCACTTCAGGTCGTCGAGGTAGGCGAAGCCGCCAAGGATGACGTTCGGGGCATAGCGCTCGATGTCGCGGATAGCCTGGGGACCGTGATTGCCGTCCGAAATAAGCAGGCCGATGTCTTCCGGCGGCGTTACCTCGTCGGAGCGCGCGCGCTTCACCTCGACCCATTCGGGGCCAATCCCGTTGTCGTTAAGTGAGCGGAGAAAGCCGCGGTAAACTGCGTCGTGTTTCTCCTGATCGTTCCACCACTTGGCGTCCTCGCCGGTTTGCCCCTCGACGGATGCCACCGCCAGCCATGGATCGATGGCGAGCACGCGGCCGGAGCCGACAGCACGATGGGCCATCGCCGCCGCGATTGTGTCGCGGCCACCAAACACGCCGATGACAACCGACAGTTTCGGCCGCAACGCCAGCACGACTGCCGCAGTATCGGCTGCCCGCTGGTCAGTGCACCAGCCGTGCAGCGTAGGATTTACCCGGGCAATTGTGGTGAAGAGTTCGACGCTCATGCGGTGGTAATGGGTGGTGTGGGGGCAGGTTCCAGTTTGATGCCTTCGGCCTCAAGCGTTTTCTTGGCGAGTTCGCGCGCGCCTTTGCCATTTTGGGCGATGGCTTTCAGGGCATCGGTGAAGCGAGTGAGCGGGGCGACTCTCTCGCGCGCCTGCTTCAGCTCGTCATTGGCGGTCTGGAGATCCGCCTGGGCGCGCTTCGTGGCTTGCTGGGCCGTGGCGGTGGCCTGCTGGGCAGAGGAGATGATCGAGTCGACGGTTTCGAGCTGCTTGGCGAGCTGCACAGCGAGTTCACCGCCGGGAAGCCGGCTGTGAGCCGTCGCTGTATTGATGAGCGAGCGGACTTTCTTCGGGTCGTAGGTGTCCATGGGCGGGGGCGGTTACTGTTGAGGCGGCGGGGGAGGCGGTTCCCGATGCTTGGCGGCTTCGGCGAAATCGGCGGCGGAGATCCACATCGTCCCGTCGTAGCGGCAGTGTTTCGACAGCCGGTGTTCGAGGTATTCGAGTGGGTATTCCTTCAAGCGATCGTGGGCAGCGGCGTATTCGGTCAGCATCCCATTCGTGCCAATGAGATCCTTCGCCGCCTGTTCGATGTCGGCCTCCTCAGCTTCCGGCGTCACTTCCGCGAGCACCTTCAGCATCCCGTCCGGTGCCCTCTCGAACTTCAGGCGCCACAGCAGGTCGATCTTCGTCTCGTCCAGCAGCAGGGTTCCCCCGTTGTTCATCGCTGCCATCCACAGCGTCCGCTGGAGTTGGAGGGATTTGTAGTGCAGGTTCGCCGCTGCTTGTTCCAGCAGCGCTATCTGTTGCAGCTTGTCGCCGGGCAGCTTGTCGGTTGGGGAGGTCATCCAGGATGATGGGTTGTTTGAGAAGAAGTTTTTGGCGATACTTGCGGGAGCCTTTCTTTGGCTCGAAGCCGATCAGCATCTGCCGGCCGTCAGCCAGATTCTTGATGATCTCCTTAATCCGGCCGGTCTTGTATGCCTTGGACTCGAAGATGGTGGCGATGTGAATGTCCTTTGCCATCAGGACTTCTTCTTGGCTTTGGGGGGCATGACCAAAATGCCGGCGCCGCGCGCCTGCTTGAGCACTTCGTTCACGATGTAAGCCGCAGAGCGTTTCTGCGCCTTGCTCTGTGCGGTGATGGGAACCGAATTGTCGGCATCGATACGAATTTGCATCGGGTAATGAGTATTGGAAAACCTACTGGTGCAGGATGGGGTGCGATGGGGCAAGCATTTAATCAGCGTGCGGAAGGGCGGCTGGGCGCTGTTGGGTGACTTGAGACATGAAGCGGATGATTTTCTCCTGATACACGCGGCCGATCTTCTCCCACGGCATCGAGGCGAAATAGGCGCCGGAGGCTCCGCTCTCCGCTTCCGGGAAGATGAGCGGGTGCTTTGAGCGCCAGCCCGCTGGCTCATCCAGCAGACCTTTGAGCGAGTCCCGGGTCGCGCAGCTTCCCCAATACTTGGCCAGCGAACTCGGCGTCAGCTCCCAAGTCGGGTGTTTCCGGCGATACTCCCTGGCCCGAATGATGATCTCATTGGAGGTGATGTTCGGCGTCACCGCCATGATGGCAGTCAGCGACACGGCGATCGAGCGCGCCATCGGCTTGGTCATGCCTTCGCGCGGGATTGAGCAGCAGCCACAGAGCGCATCGAACAGCGCATCACGTTGCTTTCTACTACCGGTCGCGATGAGCGGCGTGTGCTCCAGTGCAAACCCGGTGAGCTTGCCCTGTGAGGTGGCGTGCTCCCGGTCTATAATGTTCGCCACGACCTGCTCCTGATCGGAAGACAGGATGCCGAGCTCGGCTTGGATTGTCGCCGCGAGGCGTTCTCCGAATGAAGGTTCAGCCATGTTGATTCTTTCTGCTTTGGAAAAAGTCGCGGTGCAATGGATGCTCTCGCGTCCATTTCTCGGCGTAAAACCGCACCACGTCGTTATTGATTTTGAGAGGATGTCCGTCGCCGTCGACGCTCGTCGAGCGGATTGCGATGTCGTGATCGAAACGAATCGTGTGCATGATGCCGTCAGCCGAGTAACGCTTGAATCCAGCCTCGATCAGCAGCTGCGCGCGCTCACAGAATTTCGCATAGACCTTCGGGTTCTTCGAGTGGAACTCGATAAACATCGCCTCCAGTCGTCCCGGATTTATCGGCGGTGTCGGCTTGAAATCTAATTCGGGTTGAGCCGGATGCACACACGCATAAATGCCGTGAAATAAACTCTGTCAATAATCTCTTGCTAAATCTGCCCCACTCTGCCCCACTTTGTTTCTCGTGATGAAGTTCGCTCTATATCTCCTGCTCGTGCTGCGCGCTTTCGGCGCCACCGATGCACAGATCATCCAGGCTCTGGAGATGACGGAAGCCAGCTATGGAAAGATCGGCCGCGCCGGTGAGGTGCTTCCTTCGCAGCTATCGCCGGCCACGGTTCACGATCACGGGCTGGACCCGCTGAACAATCTTCGGTGGTTGAAAAGGCAGCTGGCACGCAAAGGGATTCCGGCGTCGCCCTTTAATCTCGCACTTTGCTGGAATGCCGGTCTGACCGGTGCCACCACTGGCAAAGCTCCAGTGTCTTCTTATGAGTATGCGCGCCGAATGGTCGCAAACCTCGAACTCCTTACCCTCACGGGTGACGGCCGGCAGCTGTATCGTCCCTCTATGACGGCGAGGCAGCCGGTCGTCTTTATTCTTCAACCCAACTAAACCACCATGGCCAAAATCGAAGTCAGTCAGGTCGCCGAGATCTGCAAGAAACACAAGATCGACCCCGTTACCCTCCGCGAGATCGTCGAGGAGATGAACGAGATCACCGCCCCCGCGGCCGATGAGGACATCAAGCCGCCGGCGCCGAAGAAGCAGTTCGTCATCGTCATCTCCGACATGGAAGGCAAGCTGCCGAAGAAGGATCTCACCGGCTGGGTCGTGCAGATCCCGGAGGACGCCAGCCCGTTCTCCACCACGGACCGCATCTTCAAGGGCGCCTATGATTTCAACGCCTCCAAGAAGGGCCGGCTCTTGCCGGTGAAGTCGGTCGGCGAAGCCCTGGAGTCGGCTTCCGCCAAATACTTCAAGGAGTCGGAACTCTGGGTGAAGACCAAGCTCCCGGTCGCGGTTGTCGTCACCGACAACGTACTGCCGAAAGACGAGTTCAAGACCGAGAAGGTCGACAAACGGCGGCGGGATGACGGAGCATGAGCGCCTACAAACTGCTCCCCGTCGCACTGCGCGCCCTTGAAATTGAGCGCGAGACGTATGGCCCCGATAAAGGGCAATACAAAGCGAAGGTGTCATTCGATGGCCCGAACGGGCGTATTGACCTGACGCTTCCGCACGAACTCTCGCTCAAGTTCCTCCAAGCCTCGTCGGAGATCTTGGCCGAGGTTTCCGCGGATGTCGCGCGCCGGATGCACGGCGATGTCATGTCATCCATCCAACAGGCAAAAGCTCTCCCCTGCGCAGCCACTCCCATTCCGATCACTTAAATGAGCGTCGAACACCTCAACCTCCAGCCGGGTCTCCATCACGACATCCCGGAATCCGCCTACCACAAAGACCTGCTGATGGCGCAGCCGACGCTCAGCAGGTCCGAGGCGGTCATGCTCCTCGAAGAGTCGCCGCTTCACCTGTGGTGCGCTCACCCCCGCCTCGGCGCCAAGACGTTCACCGAACCCACCAAGAAGCTGGACTTCGGGACTGCGGCCCACTCCATGGTGCTCGGCAGCGGCCAGGAGATTGTCGTTGTCGATGCCGACAACTGGCAGACCAAAGCGGCGCGTGAGCAGCGGGACTCAATCCGGGAGGCCGGCAAGACCCCCATCCTCGCCCACGACAAAGAACGGGCGGACGCGCTCCACAAGGCGTTCTTCATGCGCTTGAAGGAATTCAACCTGCTGGAGAAGTTCGAGGCCGGCAAAAGCGAGGTCACGATCCTCACTGATGAGGGCGCCGGCGTCTTCTGCCGTGTCCGTCTCGACCGTCTCCATATCGACGAGCAAGCCGGCATGGTCTACATCTTCGACCCGAAGTTCTGCGAATCGGCGAATCCGTCCAGCCTGCCCAAGCAGGTCATCAACATGGGCTACGTCGTGCAGGAGGCTTATTACACGCAGGCTTTACAGCGTGTGCGGCCAGACCTCAGCGGCCGAATTAAATTCATTTACCTCTTCATCGAGGATCACTTCCCGTTTTCCATGACGCCGGTCGAACTCAACGGGGAGTTCAAGCTCATCGGTGTCAGCAAAGTCTGCCGGGCGATCGACGCCTGGAAGAAGTGTTTGGCCGACGGCCGGTGGCCCGGCTACACTAAGGAACTCCTCACCCTCGAACCGCCCGCATGGGCTCTCAACGCCGAGATGGGTGCAACCCCCGTCCGATAATACTATGAACCGCCTCAACGAAATCGACGTCCGCAATTTCAAACGGGTTCGCCGCGCGCATCTTGTGCTCGATGGCAACACCCTCGTCATCACTGGTGATAATGAAGAAGGAAAGAGTTCCTTTCTCGATGGCATCACCGCCCTTTTCGGTGGCGCCAACAAGTCGCCGAAGACGCCGATCCGCAAAGGCGCCAAGGAAGCCACCGTCATCGGCCGGCTCACGACCAAGGACGGCCGGAAGCTGAAAGCCACGCTGACCTTCGGGCTGCCGAACAGTCGCCGTATCGTGGTTGTCGACGATGAGAGCGGTAAGCCGTTGTCTTCTCCGCAGGCGTTGCTTGACGCCTTCTGGGATGAAACGAGTTTCGACCCGTCCCTCTTCCTCGCCAGCGAGGAGAAGGACCAGCTTGCCATGCTCAAGAAGATGGCTGGCCTGGACTTCACGGCATCCGATGCCGAGCACGCCAAGTTCTTCACCGAGCGCACTGTCGTCAACCGCGAGGTGGAACGCCTCCGCGGCGTGCTTTCCTCGCAGACGGCCTACCCGGACGCACCGGCCGAGGAAGTCACCAGCGCCTCGATTCTGTCCCAGATCGACGTCGCCGATCGTCACAATCGCGAGATCCAGCAGCTCGACAGCGCCGTCCAGATCCGCTCCGGCACCTTAGAGCGCCACAACAGCAGCCTCCAGCTGGCTCAATCCACGGTCGAGGATCTGAAGCGCAAGCTCATCGAAGCCGAGGCGCAGGTCGTCACCTGCCAGCAGGCCGTCCAGGGCGCGCAGCTATCGCTCGATGAAGCCAAAACGGCGCGCAACGCCAAGACCCTCATCGACACGACGCCGCTCCGCGCGCAACTCACCGATGCGGAGAGCACCAACGCCAAGGTCCGCGCCAACACCGCGCGCGCCAAGACCGCGCAGGATCTCAAGGTCAAGACCACGGAATCCGAGAAGCTGACGCAGCGCTTGGAGGCTATCGTCGAGGCGAAGGAGGAGAAGATCCGCAACGCCAAGTTCCCGGTCGACGGCCTGTCGCTTACCGAAACCGGCGTCATGTTCGAGGGTCTGCCGCTGGAGCAGGCTTCCGACAGCCGGAAGATCGCCATCGGCGTGGAGATGGCCGCGGCCATGAATCCCGACAAGCCGCTGATGCTGGTTCGTCACGGCAATCTCTTCACCGGAAAGAACTTTGCTATCCTCGAAGAGATCGCCACGAAGCGTAACCTGACGGTGATCGTCGAGATCGCCGGCGAGAAGCGCGCGGACAGCCGCCTGCACTTCCAAGACGGAATCGGCGACGATGGTTCGGGCATCGCCACCGAGCCCGAACCGGCCGTTGAATCCACTCCCGCCCCCGAGGCTCCGGCTGCCGCGGCCCCCGCGCCGGCCGAAGCCCCCAAACCCGCCAAGAAAAACACCCAACAGGATGATCTTCTCGATCTTCCTCCCTCCTGATGTCCGAACGCACCTTCACCGTCACTGACGCAAAGCGGGAACAAGTCCCGCTGAACGTCGCACTCGTCGGGCCGACCGGCTCCGGCAAGACCGGCAGCGGTCTCGAACTCGCCACCGGCTTCCAAGACGTGTCCGGCGGCGACATCGGCGTCATCGATAGCGAAGCGCGCCGCGCGCTGGCTTACGCCGACGCTCCGATGTTCAGCGAACCCACCAGGCGCTTCAAGTTCAAGCACCTCGACTTCAAGGCGCCGTTCGGTCCGCACGACTACATGGCTGCCGCCCAGCACCTCGTCGATAACGGCTGCAAGCACATCATCGTCGATAGCACCTCCCATATGTGGGAGGGGCCGGGCGGCGTGCACGCGATGCACGATCAGGAAGTCGAGCGCCTGATGCGCGCATGGCGCACGGATTCCGTCGAGAAGGTCAACTTCCCGGCGTGGAACCTGCCGAAGCGCGCGCAGACCGATTTCGTCAACTGGATGAAGCAGCAGCCCATCAACTGGATCTTCTGCTTCCGCGCCAAGGAGAAGATGAAAATGGTCAACAACAAGCCGGTCGAACAGGGCTGGCAGGCCATCGGCGGCGAGGATCTGATCTACGAGATGACGCTCGCCTGCCTGCTGCTCCCGCAGTGCGACGGCCAACCCATCTGGAACAAGACCGAGGAGAAAGGCGTCAAGGCACTGGCGCAGCACTTCCGGCCGATGTTCGCCAACAACCCGCGCTTGTCCGCCGCGGTCGGCCGCGACCTCGCCGTCTGGGCCAAAGGCGCCCCTCCGGCTGCCGGGTCTGCGCCTGGCGCCACCACGACCACCAGCAAGAAGGCTGACGCCATTCCGCCGCGGCCGATGACCGAGGCGATCAAGAAGTCGTTGCTCGACGCAACGAAGGACTTGGAGCTGGAAGCCGCACAAGCCAAGAAGACGGAGCTGATGGAGAAGTATTTCGGCACCCGCAAATGGTCCGAGATCTGCGCCAAGCCCGATCCGGAACTCGATCCCATGCTGGTAAAGATGAAGGCCACTGAGAGCCTTCCGTGATTCCCTGTCGCCCAGATTGTCTCAACTGCATGACCCGGTGGCCCTCCGGCTGCCGGGTCTGCGCGGAACCGACCCTCCTGCCACCGCCGGCCGGTTCCCAAGCGAATGATGGTGGCACCAACCTCTGCACCCTCGCCCATGGCCACGAATCCGCCCACCACACCTGCACCCGCAAAGACCCCCCGCAAGCCGCGGGCTGACGCCGGCAAGAAACGCGGCGCCAAATTCGAGTATTACGTCCTCAACGGCACCACGCCGTGCCGTATCGACCGGTCGCGCCTGCTGGACAAGCGCCCGCTGCTAGTCCCCTGCCGGCCCGGCGAAGCGCTGGAGATCATCGGCCAAGGCGCCGCCCGTGGACCGAAGGGGCGCATGGAAACGATGGTTGCGCGCACGCTGGACGTCGTGAAGCGGGTCGGTGGCACGACCATCTTCGAGAAGACGGAGACCATGAAGGCTGCCTTGGCGCCCTACGCCGGCCTATCCGGCAGCTGGACCCTCGGTAAACGCAAGATTGCCGCCCCCAGCACCGGGACCGAAGGGTGATCTACCAGTGCCTCATGGATGACGGCCAAGACCTGCCGGTCGACGCCGACAGCGCTGCCGACGCCATCCAGGCGGCGCTTGAGCGGAACCGTGGGCACCGCGTTCGCGAGTGCTACAAGGGCTCACGGACCAAGAAAGGTGCGGGATACGTCGAATATGAGGTGCCACGGCACGATCCGTTGCCCGTTAAGCCCATCCTCGGTGCCGTTCAGGCCATCCAGGAGGCGATGTTCGATGACCGCGCATTGCGCGCGGAGTCCGCCGCGGCCCGCGAACGGACGAACCCGCAGCCGGATGACGACTGAAATTTATGTTTGACGAACCGGGCGACATCGTGCGACAGTGTGGCTCAAGAGGGAACAACCCCGGGAAATGAGCCCCCGGGGAGCTCTGGCCGAGCGACGATCCTCACAGTGCGGGCCGGGAGGGGGAAACCCTTCCCGGCCCTCATCGTTTATGAGCCTCGGCCGAGCCAAAATAAAATTACCACCACGATCACGAACGCGGCCACGAGGATCTTGCCGGTCGTGGAGAGCAACCTCACGAGGGAGTGTCGCCCAGCTGGGCGTCGATCTTGGCGATCGCGCGCCTGGCGTAAGCCTTCGTGTGCATACCGACTGATTCCCGCTCTACCATGTCCGCCCACATGGCACGCTCCAGACCAGCCATCCGGTGGGCGATGCCCTTGAATTCCTTCCGGATCTCCACGCCGTCTTCCTTGATGGCCGAGACCAGTTTCGCGCCGAGCGCGATCAGCTTCATCGACACCAGCATGAAGAAGCCGGTGATGATGCCCAACGGGCCGTAGACGTAAAGTGCAGCCGGATTGGCCATAACAGCGTCAGCTGCTTGGGCGAGGAGGAGAGCGAGATGATTCACGGTTTGACTGACTTGATAGCGGCGGTGACGGCGGCTTCAACCACAGAGGCGCTGGGATCGTTGCTCAATCCCTTGGACTCCAACTTCCGATAGGTGGGGTCATCTTTTTTACCTGCCTCGATGGTAAACGGCGCGACGGCCTGCGTCGTCCCGAATGACATGGACGTGTATTTCGTCTGCCCTTCCTGATATGAGCGGTAGGAGCAGCCGGACAGCGCTAGAAGCGCGAGGAGTATGATAGCGATGCGGGTTTTCATGGTGAAAATCAGGCGGCTTTCCAGTGGCTGCCGCCGAACCACTGGACGAGGTTGTAGACGACGGTGCGCTGGTCGGCGCGGGCGCCTGACAGCTCCATCGCCTCGCGCAGCACGCGATCGGCAAGCTCCCGGGTGAAGGACACTGCGCCGTTCTTGCCGGCGAGGGTGTAGAGGTAGTCGTGCACGACGCTGGCGTAGAGGATGCACGGATCTTCCGGGTCGATGTAGCGCCAGGCAAACCGCGGGATGGACGCGAAGTCCGTCTTGAAGCCGGCCGGCACAGTGATGCGGCCGAAGAGGTTCGAGTCGTAGACGAAATCCTGCGTCAGCATATAGACCTGCCGGCCCTTCACCTCGGATGGCGGCAGGATATCGACCCGGAGGCGTGTGAGGAAATCACTCATGCCTTCAGTGGCCCCTTGAAATCGCTCTTCGTGGCGTAGGCCAAGATCGCCACGATGAATGGATTGAGCACTTTGGTCCAGAGAGCGGCGTATTGATGCCAGCTCATGGCGACCAGCGACGCACTGTCGAGCTGGTTGAAGACGTCCCAGAATGCGGAGAAGCTGGCGGACAATCCAAACAGGATGGCGATCGCATAGGCGCGCGCGTTGGATTGGGCATCCTGGGCGACGCCGTTGATGACATTGACGACGATCGGCCGGAAATCGGTGGCGAGCCTGCGCGTCACAATCAAGGCCGTGAGCATCACGACCAAAGGCCAGATAAACTGTGACGGATCGAATTCCATTATGCGGCTACGGCTCCGCGAATACCGACGATGGCCCAGCCAGCAGCAGTGTATTCCAGTTCAACCGCGTCACCCACGTTGGTAAAGGTGATGGTCGTGAATCCGATTTTAGTTGTCGGAGTGAGCACGCCAGAGCCGCCATCAACGGAATGAATAACGCTCTTTCGCTGACCGGCCACGCCATCCGCAAGAGTCAATGCCTGAGCAACCCCAGTGCTGGTGTAGTTGGTTGATCCCGTTGTAACGTTCACGGCTCCAGCGCCGGAGAGGAGTTGGGGAGCGGTGATGAGTGCGCCTGCAATGGTAACCATCCCTCGATTGCTAACAGCAAACTGAGATCCAAGAGCGGTCGTCCCGAGATTCATCAATCGCTGCACCCCTGAGCCGATCGCCGTCTCCGTTCTGATTAAACTGAAGTCATCATTCGCCGCCGTGCCGGAGGCTTGGTTGTAGGTGGGGGTGATGGATAAAAAACCATTGGTCCCACTGGTAGCAGTATCTGCACTCGCCAGCGTAATGGAGTAATAATTTTTCCCGGCAAGCGAAGTTCCGGTAATCGTAGCCTCGAAAAACGGAGCCGTTACACGATTCAGGGTAATTTGGGATACAGCGGAAGAAGCCCCTGTTCCAATGAGCCTTAGTGCGCGGGGTGTGCCGCTACCAGCAGAAGTGGTCCTAACGATACCCACGTTCCCGCTCCACAATGCCTCCAACCGTTCATAATCCGTCGTCTGATTCACCGTGTTGTAGACTTGTAAGCCTGCGGCGCCGGTGCTGGTGATTACGATCGGCTGTGCGTTGCTGAAGGTGTTTACCCCGGTCCATGCGTTGGTGCCGCCAAGCGCCGCAACAGTGCCAGAGGTGGGCAGCGTCACATTGGTCGAACCAGTGACTGTGAAGGTGGTCGAGAAAGCGCCGGAGGTTACAAGGTTTCCCCCAAGGGTAATGGTGCTCGACCCGTTATTGACGCCGGTTCCGCCGTAGGTGCCAGTGACTACCGTGCCATTCCAAGTGCCGCTCACCACCGTTCCGGTCCGGGTGATGTTGTCCTGCACGCCCGTCGGCAGTGTCGTGAGGATGGTCGGCACTCCGCTGCTGTCGGTTGCGAGGATGGCGTTATTCTGCTTGGAAAAGATCGTGGAAATCCAGGCGTTGTCGCTGGAGTTCTTGCGATCAATCTTGATGTCGCCTGGCGCAGCGAATGCCAAGGATGCGATGAAGAGGAATGACAGGATGATTCGATTAAGCGTTTTCATTTTCTGAATTTTGTGATGCTAGTTCGTCTGATAAATGATTGTGCCTATAATGTAAGTGGTGGCTGCCAATGCCGACGGGACGATCTGGGCCGATGTCTGCCCACTGCCATTCTGATAGACCCTGGCCTTGGTTAATGTTTGGATGGCTGCAATGCCGACCTGGGTATAGCTGGCACTAAGAGTAATGCCCGTGTAGTTAGAAACACTTCCTGAATAGAACCCGTTTGTCAGGCTTTGCGCGGCATAAGGCAATCCGCCAACCTGAACTCCGCCGGCCATGCCCGCATCCTTGGCTGAGATTGCGACGTAGAATTGAGCAGTTACCACCCGACCAATTCGCGTGAACGTTCCAACCTGAATAGTGTATGTGTTTACGTTGGTGCCGGCGTCCCCTTCGATCGTCGGAACCCATGTCCCTTGTTCATACCAATTCGGGATGTTCTGCTGACCAGCGGCCGCGAAGTTGTTTGCGAGCCCATTGAGTTGATTAGCTGAAAAAGTATTGGATGACGCGGTAAACGTGTGGGCCGCTTCTTTCTGAATTGCGATCTGCGTCTTTCCGGTGGGAGCTACGAATTTCGTGAGAAAAATAGCCACGTTATCCGAAGTCCCTGCATTGAAATCCAAAGCGTTGGCGCTACCGGGAACACCCGCCCCGCAGTCAGAAAAGACGCAGTTATTAAACTGTAAACCTGAAACCGTGAAAACCTCGACGCCGATTCCTGACACGCTACCGCTCCGATCGAATGTCACACCATCAATCAAAATGTTATAGCACTTGTTTGATGGAGCTGTGTAGCCGATCAAAGAGGAATCGCTTGTCTGCGAAAATACGCAGTCCTTTACGATCACGCCTTTTGCCCCAATGAGTTCGATTCCCCTTGTTCCGTTATTTGCTCTGACACCAGAAATCAGGACGTTGTGATTATTGGACGCATCTGTTAATGCAACGTTCGTTGTATTGATGAACGATACGGCAATTGTAGAGAACGTGTTTATCTGAAGGTTTCTAAACGTGAAGTTAGTTGCCGCTGCCGTTAGCGTCGCACTGTTGAAATAGACGGACACCACCCCGTTATTGCCTCCAATATCCGAGAAAATACTGTCTTCCACCGTGATATTTCTGATGACGTGGAAGGCTTGTGAATCGGGTTCGACGTCGATTGCTCCAGGCATCGTCGATTTGGTGCATCGTTTAAATAGACAGTTGGACACGCTTAGTCCGTCGCTATCGATCACGCTGATACCATTTCGATTATCTTTGTTCACCCCATCGAACACACAGTTATCTATTACGGTATTGATGTTGTGCCTTTCGATTCCCGCCGAGGGACTGGACCCAAGATACAGTCCGTCCCCCCTGAATCCGAGAAACTCAACCCGACGAATTGCAGCATTTCTGACTCCAGAAAGTGAAACGAGGTGCGTGTGCTCTTCAAACCCAGCACTGGCCACCTGCCCATCTATTGTTATCTCACTGATGGATAAATTTTCCACATAGGTGGAAGCCGAACCAGAATCAGCAAAAAGTGTCCCATAGCTCGCTCCGGTTATTGAATTTTGCACTAGCACGGTGCTTCCAATTCCTTCGCCAAACAGATTCACGTTACTTCCGAGCGTGATGGTGTTGGTCAAATATCTACCCCTTGGTATGTATACGCCTGCACCACCAGCGGCGACTGCCACGCTTACGGATGATTGAATCGACGTGGTGTCGTTCGTGATGCCATCGCCTTTAGCCCCAAACCACCTGACGTTAATATCGTTTGTGGTGACAACTCTGAGCCACCTACCTACTCCAGCCGTGGGCTGTATGATGGTGCCTCCATTGTCCGCGGCAACTGATGCTGAATTGTAGACAAAGTATCCCTGCCCACCGTCGCCGGCGGCATAGTATCCCGTGACATAGACCTGAGTGCCGTTCGGTGTGGCGCTATTCGAAACGATCACGGCTTTCAAAGCCGCGATCGTGGTGACTTGGAATGGCGCCGACGTTAAGCTGCCGGTGACCACGTTGGTCCCGACCGCGCGCTGGAGCGCTTCCTTCTGGGCGAACGCCGGAAGCGCGAGAGCGAATGCGAGGATGAGATGTAGGAGCTTCATAAAATTAACCGCCGGAGCCGGCCTGATACCAGACCTTCTGGTTGGCAGCTGAGTAGTCGGTAGGACGCTGGATGCCGTTGGCGGTGTCCGTGGCATCGGTCCCCGCCTGGAGGACAGTGACCCGGTAAAGCGCGGTCGCGGTCTCGAACCAGAGCATGATCGTCGGGACGGAAGCGCCGATCGTTGGCACCGCGGCCAATTCAGCCCAGCTGTGCACCGAGTTGTTGATCGGCACGAGGCCGCTACCACCGCCATACGCCTCGAAGAATTCGACGATGTTGTTGTTCAGGGCCGCGAGGATCTGCGCTTCGCTGCACAGGCACTGCCCGACGTTGACGAGCTGACCGCTGAATGTGGGCATGAGAAGATTGAAGGTTACAGCCAGGTTATTGTTGATCTTTGCGAGAAGCTGGAGCTTCCCGTCGGGTGGGCAAAGGCAGGTAGGTGTGATGTCGATGGAGGGCATGTTAGGCGACGATGATCCAAACCTTGGTGTTGGTGGGGTCCGAGTAGTCGTTAGGGCGCTGGATTCCCGGAGCCGTGGCATCGGTCCCCGTTTGCAGCAGCCACGTCTGAATGTTGCCGCCGATGTAGACGCGCACAGCGTATGGAACCGACAGGGAGGCCGTGGGGATGGCGGAGAGCGCGGTGACGTCGCCGTCGACGCCTTCGAGCTTGGTGACCAGCCGGAGGAACGGGATGTCCTGCGCGCCGAAATCGGCCAACGTCGGCGGCAGAGGCGTCACATCGACGTATTCCTGATCGGGCTTCTCGGCGTCCAACTTCTCCTGGAAGTCGCGGAAGAGCGCCGTCCGCAGCCGGCGGTATTCACCCCATTGCTCGGCCGCGGCTGCCGGGTTTTTGTCGATCAGGCTGTAGATCTTGCTGAGAATGTAGGCCGCGAACGCTTCGGCTGCGTCTTCCGGGAACGGCACGTTGTCGCCGTCGGCGAAGTTGCTCTTGATGCCCTCCCAAACGAGCAGCAGGTAGGTCTCATCGTTGATGAGCGGATGAACGAGGAACTGGTCGCCGTATGGGGCGATGGTGTAGAGGTAGGAACGCTCATCACAACGACCGCAGATCAGCCGCTCACGCCCCATCCAATTCACGAAATCGAGGCGGTTGCGCCGACAGTTCGGATCGACGACCTCCCCGTCGACGATGGCCGACGAGATAATGTAGAACGCCTCCGGTATGGCGCCGGCCGGCAGCGCGCCGAGCATCGCTCTCGTGGTGACGGTCAAATCCGCCGCCTGGTAGATGGTCGTGTGGCCCTTCCGGTAGCCGCGGATGTAGCGCTGAAGGTCGGCCGCGCAGTTTTTCGCGGCACGAGCCTTGAGGGCTTCGGTGCCGCGACGGTTCGCATTGACGGTCAGCATCTCGTCAATGATGTCCTTGAAATCAGCCCATGTCATTTGCCACCCCGTTTGCGCCGGATGGCCGGCTGTTCGAGCAGCGCTTCGTGAGGCGGCGTCGCTTCACCAGTGAGCAACGTCACCGCGGTAATCATGCCCGTGCTATTTGGATCGGTGCGGGCGGTATGGTTTACCGCAGGATTTGCATTTGCCGGCTGGCTCTGGCTGGGATTTCGCCGCGAGACGGTTGAGCTTGTCGAGCTCCCGCTCCCCTTTTTTTTTAAGCTGTCGTATCGATCGAAGGTGATTTCGTCGACGCCCGGGACTTGGCCGGCAGCGATTCCCGAGGCCAGGGCGCTGGCGGCGACTTCATCAGCCACCGCCAGAACCCCAAGCCAGGAACCGCCCCTTTGGCCCACAGGCTCAAAGTCGGAAAACGCGAAGCCGCCCGTTGAATACGAGCGGCTTGCGTTAGTTGTGATAAAGTAGCGCATCGGCGGCTACCTAGTTGGGGGGCTGAACTACCAGTCGATTACGACTGGGGCACCGTGCAGTCCGGGATGGTGACGCGCGGGCAGCCGGACCGGAAGTTGTGGTAGATCAGGTGGCGCTCGGGGCGGTCCACCAGGATGGTCCACGTCTCGGAGCGGAGCTGATACTTCCGCACGTTCGGCGTGATGACGCACTGCCACAGTTCGAGGTCGGTGTTGTCCCGCGGCGTCTGGTTGTCCTTCGACTTGGAGCCGGCGACGCCCTTGGAGACGTCGGACCAGTCGATGAACCACAGGTTGTTGGCGCGGGTGCCCGCATCCCAGCCGACCCACTTCGTGCTGAAGGCGTCGACGAGATCGTTGAAGTAGTCGTCCACGAAGACGGCCCACTGGCAGCCGGCTTCCTTGACATCGTAGATGTCGTAGGTGAACAGCACCCAGTTGTCGTGGGTGATCTTCTGGTTCGCCTGGAAGAACTTCGTGATGTTCACACCGTATTTCGCGGTGTAATACTTGGTCATCGTCTCGAAGATGTAACCGGCCGTGTAGCGGTCGGTCATCGAGTCGATCACCGGCACGCGGTCGCCGGTAGCCTCGCGGAAGCGGCGGAGCAGGTAGATGCGGCTGAAGATGTCGTCGAGGTCGAGGCGGTTGCCCTGCATGTCGATGACGCGATTGCAGTCCGCCAGCATCGTGAAGATGCCAAGCGCGCTGGCCTTGTAGGCGAGCGGGCAATCGTTGTTCACGAGGTCATAGACGAGGGGCAGATTCCGCCAGTTGGCGGTCGTCTGGTTGTCCACGTCGATGGCCTGGCCGAAGAACGCGCTGTTCATCGCGGCGAGGTCGTAGCGGGAGCGCATCTGCTTCTGCTGCTCGGCGATCGACTGGAACTTGAAGCCCTTGAGGTAGTCGTTGACCTTGCCCTTCAGGATCTGGTCGAGGACTTCCTCGTAAGCCTGCTCGCGGCAGAAGGACTGGCGGGTCGTCTGGAGCCAGTTGACGATGATCCGGCGGTTGAGGTCGGACGGCTGGTTCTGGCAGTAGGACTCGTAGTCCGAGATGCTGTTGGCGCCGTTCTCCGCCATGCCGAACACCGGATGGTAGTTGGCCTTCTCGGTCGGCGTGAGGAGCGCCCAGTTGGTGTCCGAGACGTTCGGATAGACCGTGACGGTCGCCTTTTTGGCGCCGCCGCCATCGGCGTTCACCGCGCGGATGACGGTGTAGACGTTGGTCAGCGCGGTCTTGTTGGCCACGTTGTCCCAGGTCTTGACGATGAGCGTGCTGCCGGGGACGAAATAGCGCTCGATGGCGTCGAGGTCGGTCTGGAACGCGGAGTTGCCGAGACCGAGGGTGAAGTTCCAGGCGGAAACCGGGATGTCGCCGGTGCCGGCGTCGGCCGGCGGCGTGCCGGCGATGATCGTCCAGTAGTTGGCGTTGATGTAGCCGCGCTGCGTGCGCTGGATGAAGGGCATCACGATCGACTGCTCGTCCACCTTGTCGATCATCAGCTTGCCCTTGACGTCCTTGATCGAGCTGTTGAGGAGCGTCATCAGCGAGCGCTCGGGAACGCCGAGCATCTTCGCTTCGGCGGCGTCGAGGATCGCCTTCGTGAGATAAATTTCCTTGTTGCCGAGGTCCACGATGTCGCTCGGCGTCATGCCGGTGATCGTGGGGCGGGTGAGGGTGCAGCCGCAGGCGCTGTCGACTTTGATCGTGCGACCAACGCAGGGAGGATTCAGGATGTCAGCCATGGAAGTGGGTTGTTGAGGACGTTTTGGTTACGCCCGCAAGTATATCAGCCTCAACCTCCAGAAGTATGATTACCGAAAAAAACGCCCCTTTTCCTGTGTGACCCCAGAAATCAGCGATTGTCGGGAATGTGCACCCGACAATGTTTTTGTCGCCCTACTTCTCAAACTACTACCGGCCGCGCAGTCGCCGCGCCAGCTCGTAGGTCGCGCCGTCGATGCGTTCGGTGTTGGGATGCTCGGCCACTTCCATCGCTTCCCGCGGCGAACTCACCCGCAGGAAACCGGTGCCAGGCATCCCATGACGACCCGGCTTAAAGATTTCCCACTGAAGGAATTGCTGAGAACCAGACTGGTCGGTGAACTTCACCGGCATCGAGCCGTTCGGCACCTTGAAGTGCTGCGGCTGGAAGGTGCTGCCGTCGGCCGCGCCGAGCTTCAGCTGTTCGTTCGTCACGCGCGCGACCGCCGACTGCCAGTCGTTGATGCCGAGCGACACCAGCCAGCCATCTTTGTCTTCGACGAGCCCGCACGGGAACACGACGTAGGGCTTCCAACCTTCAACATAGCGCGGATCGACGCGATGGCCGTCCTCTTCGCTGCCGGACATGACCGGAAATTCCGAGATCTCCAGCGGGCGGAACGGCGGTTTCGCCTCGAACGTGTAGGCCGCGGCGTAGTAGCGCACAAAGTGCGGCGCGATTTCCGTCGGCAGTGAGCTGTGGAAAATCGACAGGTAGCGATCGCCGATCAGGATCGGCGGCGTGCCGCCGCGCACGACACCCCAATGCCAGTGCGGGCCAGGTGACCGAAGCTCCTCGACGATCTTCTCTCCCTCGACGCGCAGCACCACGTGTTCAGGTGAACCGGCGTAGACGCAATAAAGCTGCTTCGCGTGCTCGAAGAACATCCAGTTCTTTTCCTTGCCGATGCCGTTGTTCTGGCCGTGGCGCGGCTGCCATTCGTCGACAACCTGCCACCGGCCGTTGCTGGCGAGCTTCAGCTCGGCATATTTCATCACGCAGGTGTAATCCACGCCGGGCCGGTAGCCTTGCATCATCGTGTAGCTGATGTGGGGCTTGCCGCGGAACATGAACAGCCGAGCATCCTCGAAATGTTCGGTGCCGGTCGCAGCCGAAAACTTCAGGTGCTGGCTCTTGCCGATCGGCTCAAACTTCTCATTGAGCTGAACGATGGCAGTGCCGCATCGCCCTTCCGCATCCATGCGGTGGAATCGATACGTGAGCCACAGCTTGCCGCGGTAGCGCAGCAGGCCGCAATTCCAGTGGCGGGGGGACGGCAGGAGACCACGCGACGAAATCGGCGTGGCCTCCACCTGTGTGAAGAGCGATGGCTTCACCGCTTATTCAGCTGCGAGGAGACCGGCGGCGAGATTCTTGGTCGCCGAATCGACGCCAGGATTTCCGCCGCCACCACCAGTGCCGCCGCCAGGCACGGGCGACGGCCGGAGGGCCGGAGATCCCGGGGCCGGCGGCGGGGTGGCCGGCGGAACCTGCGGCGCGACCGGCGCGGGCCGGTTGCGGACGTAACCACGCCGCTTGAGGTCTTCCTGTTTGACGCGAATCGTCTCCTTCAGGGTGAGCGGAACATGGGCCAGCGCGCGCTTTTCCAGCTCGGCGTTGGTGAAGGTCCAGAACTCGTGGCGGCGCGTCGGCTCGATGGTGTTCCACTCCTCGCGGGTGACGAACCACTTGCCATTGCGCTGGAGCTGCGCGCCGCCGGTGTTCTTGAAGTTTTCGCAGAGCTCGGAGACCATCTTGGTCAGGCGGGTGTGCTGCTCGTTGTTGTCGTCGAACTCGACCAACGGCTTGCCGGACGTCGGGTGTTTGGTCGAGAGGCGCTTGAATTCCTTCAAGTCGTCGGCGACGATCGAAAAGATGGTGTGCGCGGTTTCGAGTTCGTCGGCGAACTCCGCCTTGATCTCTTCGGTGAGCCCACCTTTCTCCTTGATGAGCTTGGTGATGTCCTCCGGCAGCGCTTCGCGCGCCAGCTGATTGTAGGTATCGAGGGCGAACTTCTCGATCTTCGGTGTTTCGTCGCGCTCGAAGAGCTGGTGCTCCAGCTGGCTGACGCGGGCATCCACCGGGCCGCGCGCGCGCTCCGCGATGCGATGTTCCTCGATTTCGCGGGTTTCCGTGCGTGACATCGTGGGCCGATGGTCGGCCAGGAACTTCTTGTAGGCCGGATCGTTATCTTCGATGCCCGGGTTCTCCTCCAAGAATTTGGTGTGCGCTTTGATGAAGCCCTTCACCTTGTCGCCCAGCCCCTTGTATTTGGCCGGGTTGAATTTCTCGGCGTAGCGGGCATCTTCGAGCATCTGCTTCTCGTTTTCGACGAGACCCTTCTCGAAGTCCTCGTCGCTCTGCGGCGGCGTGGCAGCCACGGGCGGCGCCGGCGGCGGGGCCGGTTGGGCAATCGGCAGATCGGGCCGCTTCGGCGGCGCGGGCCGGCGCGCGCGGATGCCGGGTTCCGGCGGGGTCGCGGGCGGCGTGTCACCAGCCTTCGGCGTCTTCGGCTCGCCGGGCTTGGGTTCGCCGGCTTTCGGCGCGGCAGGTGCGCCCGGCGCCGCCGGCGGCGGGGTGCCGCCCTCCGGCTCGCCATCGGTCTCATCGAAGAGACGCTTCATCAGGCTCGAATGAGCCGGATGACGCTCAACCGGCGGCGCGGCCGGGGGAGTCGGGTTCGAGGGAGCAGCCGGCGTGGAAGCCGGAACAGCGGCGGGAGCCGCGGGTTGGGCAGGGGGCGGTGTCATAAAAAGGGCTTATGCGGGCGCAGGCTCGGCGAGCAGGGCGGCACCACCGGGCGGGGCCGGAGGCGGCGGACCGCCGGCGCCAGATCCGGGATTCGGCGGAGGCGGAGGTGAACCCGGGGGCGGCGTGGCGCTCGCCGGCGCTTGGGCGCCGAGGAGCTTGCTGAGAATCTGTTCGAGACGCTGGATGCGGCCGGCCATCTGCTCGATCACCTGGGTGGCCTGTTCTTTCTGCGCCTGCTGCTGCTCCGGCGGCTGACCCTGCTGCGGGATGGCATCGTCTTCACCATCCGCCATCGAGAGCTGGAAGTTCCAAGGCGCGCCGGACATGCGGATAACGAGGTTCGCGGCGTCGTAGATGTTCTTCATGCCCATCTTCTGCGCGACGCCCGGGATCTTCAGCAGCGACTGCAACAGCTGCATGACGACCGTGGCGCCCTGCGTGTTGAGCACGCGCTCCGCGCCGTCGCGGTCGTCGAAATAGTAGTCGTAAACGAGGCTGCGGAGATTGCCCATGATCGGGGTCTTCACCGGAATGACCTGCTCGTCCTTCATATCCGCATCGACATTGCTCTCCGGGGCGATCGTGAAGCCAGCCGCCTTGAGCGTGCGCTTCGTATATTTGCCTTCGACCGGAACGCGGAAGGTCTCGCTGGCGCAGCCGACCAGCGACTCGTAAAGCATCTGCTTGGTGGCGGCGACTTGCTCGCGCGGCCCCTGCTGGCGGAACGCGCTGATGGACTGAACAGAGGTGCTGATTTCCTGCACCTCGCGCGCGGCCACCTCGCGGGGATTCGGCTGGCCGAGTTCGTTCGGGCTGAGAATCAGCAGGCGGTCGGCGAGATTGAGCAGTTGGGCCAGCGACTTGTAGCCGGCTTCCACCACGTTCGAGACTTGGCTCTGGACGATGGCGAAGGCGGCGCGCGGATCGGTGATTCCGAGATCGCGGAGTTTCGTCGCCGAATACACCAGCACCTTGGGGTCCACCCACCAGTTGGCGTTCATGGCGTTCGCCTCGATTTCCTTGCGGATCGGCTCCTCCAGGGAGTCCTTGTCGATGAGCCAGAGCTGCACCAAGCTCGACCGGATCTGCATCAGCATGTGGCTGATAATGTTCGAGGCTTGGTCCTGATAGCCGAGGAGCGCCATGCCGATCGACTGATTGTCGACGCGGTTGTCGTTCCAGTTGATCGCGCCGTAGGCCGCGGGGATGGACGGCATGAACTCGGCGTGGATGACCGTGTAGTCGCCGGCGACCGTCAGGCGGACCCAGACGTCGGCATCGTAGTCGCCGATGCCCTCAACCTTCGGGTTGATGCGCTCGAAATACTCGGTGATGAGGACGCCGTTGTCGCGGCACGCCGAACTGTAGAATCCGATGCGCGCCTCCCGATCGTTGTAAAGCGCAGGCGCCGCTTCAGATGCACCGGGCCAGGTAAGAACCTTGGGATCGAAATAATAGCCGAAGAAAAGATTGTTCTGACTGACGAGATTAAGCCAGCCGCTCGACGAGCAGATGTGGTCAACGTTGAAATAGTCGCCGGAGCTGTCGAGGAGAACGCCGTAACGGTTGATTCCCCAGTAGCCCATGTAGGCCGGACCGGTGTCGGAATTGACGTTGGCAAACGGCGCGCTCATGTCGCGGAACACGCGGTTCGGATTCGGGTTCACGAGGTCGAGACCTTCGCGCACCACGTAACTCTCGATTTCCTCCGTCTCCTGGCCGGTGTTGGTCACCTTGAAGCGCCACGATGTCTTGCGGTCCCATGCGGCGCGCGGGAACTTGATCGACTGGCCGTAAAGGATCATGTCCCGACGGCACTGGCTGTCGAGGTGGCGGTAGTTGTAGGCTTCCGCGATGATGTCTACCCGCTGGGTCAGGGCATCGCCGCGGAGCTGGGCCACTGCATCGGAGCTGCGCGGATTGTATTTGTAGAGCGGGTAAAGGTTCGACCATAGCGCATCGATGCCGGCGTGGATGCGGGTGACGTAGGACCGCATCAGGTCGACTTGGAAATCGCAGATGCGCGGGACGTCCACGTCGCCGATCCCGTTTGCTTCGGGGATTTTCTTGAAGAATTTCCGGACCGACTCACTCGGTTCGTTCGGCGTGCATCCATTGGATGAGCAAAGTGCGCCAAATAACGCTGTCTTGTTGGTGATCTTGCCGGTCGCCCACATCATCAGCGGAATCGTGTCGCGCTGGATCGGCGCCGCATCCCAAGCCAAGTCCACCGCCTGACACGGCCGGCTGTTCTTGGCGTTGTTGGCGATGCCCTCGAAGACTCGGCTGCGGATCTTGTCCTCGAAGCGCTGCCGGATGGTAGCGTTTGCGTCGCACCGCTTTTTCTTCTCGCCGAAATCGCCGGCGTCCTTGCAGCCGTGCTTGGTGTAGAACTCCTGCGACTCGTTGTCGGTGCAGTTGATCGGCGGATTCGGCAGACCCTTCGACGTGAAGATCTCCCGCAGCCTGGCGCGTGAGCACCCTTTCTTTTCGAGGACTTTCAGGGAGTGCATGGCTTTTGGCTCAGGTCAGGGAATGGATTGCGGATGACGTCGTTGGTCATTTCACCACAGCACCGCAGTTCCAGACAGGTGAGCAAGAGCGCGATAGGAAGCGCGACTGCCCGGCTGCGGTGGATGCGATTGGTGCGCTCATAATTCAAAAGGTAGTCGTGCGGCATCAGCACCGATGAAGCCAGCTCCGCGGGACTGATCTGAAGAAAAGCGCAGAGCCGGGTGAAACGCTCCCATGTCCAACGCTCGACCAGCAGGAGCTTTGAGTAGTGGACATCGATGAGTAGCGTGGAAGGAGTTTGAAGTCGGCTGCCCTGATTGGGAAGGTCAGGGACGTAGCCAAATTTCTTGGAGATGCGCGGCATCGATCAACCGCCGACCGGACCGCTTTGGCCGGCGCTGTCGATCGGGGCGGCGCTGCTGCCGTTGCTCTGCTCGCGGCCGGAACCTTCGGCTTCCGCGCCACCTTCGCCATCGGCGGCGATCTTGCCGTCTTCCTCGTCCTCGTATTTCTCATCGACCTTCGGCAGTTCTTCCGGAGTCGAGACGACTTCCTCGATGCGAAGATTCGCGTTGTTCTCGTCTTTGTCCTTGATGGTCAGACACGCATAAACCCGCTGGCCGGGCTGCATGTCGACGAGGAGGTCAGCGACCTCGGGATTCTTCTTCAAGTCGATGGGGACAATTTGCATAAAAAAGTGGGTTAAGACCGTATTGCGCGATGTTTGGCTTTGGTCAAGACAATCAAGCCGCTTGAGTTCGGACGCCGGCCAGAAACTGCGTGGAGGTGCGCGCCGGGATGAGGGCCGTCGGCATCAGCGCCGCCATCAGCCAAGGGTAGGAGGTGGCGTCCCATGTGTGGCCGTGGTCGCTCGGCTTCTTCGGCGTCATCGCGGCCTCTGGGTCGAACGGTTCGCCAGGCTTCTGGCCCTTCGAGGTAAGCTGGAGAAACATCTGGTGCACACGGGGGCAGCCTGAACTCACGATCACGTTGTCCTGATTGAGCATCTGCTGGCCGATGTTGACGCGCGCGACCACCGATCCGGCCGGCTTGGGGCACTGCTTGATCTTCCCCAGCGGCTCCAAGTTGTATTTCACGCGGTTCGCCTCGTAGATCTTCTCGATCTCCAGCACGTCGAAGCTGCCCTGCGCGGCGCGGAACTGGTTGAACGCCGAGTTATCCGAGATCCAGAGCTGCTGCATCGCCTGCGGGGTGCCTTTGACGCGCTCCCGCCAGAACTTCACGCGCCGCATCACCATCGGGATGAAGTCCGGGTAGTTGATCCGCTTCCGCAGGGTGACCAATTCGTCGAAGATCACCCAGCGCATCCGGTCCTCGATCATCATGTATTGCTGGAAGACGAACGCATTGTTCACCGAACCCGGGTCGAGGCCGATGATGATCGGGTGATATGGGTTCGGGAGGATGCGCTCGTTTTTCTTCGGCTTTCCTTCCTCGTCCACCGGCCGCATGTGGATCGCCGGGTTGTAGATCTCGCGGAAGATGCCGTCACCCGTCGGCTTGTCGACCCACTCGCCGCTGACCATGCGGGCGTGTTCGGTCGGGTCGTTCTTGTAGATCTTCTCCAGCGACTCGATGTAGCCGGCCGTCAGGTTCTTTCGGTTCTCCTCGACCGGGAAGTAGATGTTCGAGAACTCCTTGTCCCATTCGCCGGTCTCCTCGTCGAACGCCTCCTCAAACCATTTCTTGTAAACCCAGTGTGTTGGCCCCTCGGGATTGCAGGCGCCGACAAACTGCTGGACGTCATCGACGAACGGCCGGCGACCGATCTGCGCGGCGACCGATGAGAAATAAATCTCGGAGTCCATCGACGTCATTTCGTCGGCGAAGACGAACGACGGCTCGTAGCCGCGGATGCGGTCGCGCAACTGGTTGGCGTGCGGCGCCGAGATGACGACGACCATCGACCAGCCGCCATACTGGTTTTGAATCCAGATGAACTCGTTGTGCTGCGGGTCCATCTTGACCTCGGTGTAATTCAGGCCGAGACCCTGCGCCCACTCGGGCAACACCCAGGATTGCAGCTTGTCCCATGCGCCGCCCTTGTTGGCCATGGATTTCACGCGGACGAGGATCAGCGCCAGCGCGTTCCGGTTGTCGTAGCAGTGCTTCACCAGCTTGTGCAGCGAGCCGACGGTTTTGCCGGAGCCCTTCTCCGACCACGACAGGATGTAGCGCGCCTCGTCGAAAAACAGTTTGATCTGCGCCGGCGTCAGGCTCGGCATGAAATCGCCGTCGCCCTTTCCTTTCGGCGGAGGGAGCGGCGGCGGTGGGCGAATCATCTCCCCCAGCAGCTCGAAGGCATCTTTCGGGAGCTTCGCCATGGTCAGCCCTTTCTTTTCGGCGACTTCGCCGCCTCACGGGTGTGCCACTTGGGCTTGCCCTGCTTCGGCTTGTCGCCGTCGCCGGATGCTGCCTTGAGCATCATCACCATGGCCTTCGTGCCTTCCATCATCGTGTTGTAGCCCTTGCCGGCTTCCTTCACCATTTCGGTGTAGCACTTGTAGAACCACGCGCGCTCCTCGTGACTGAGACGCGACAGCTTCTTTTCGGGGTTCGCAGGGTCGACGATCTCCGCCTCGATGTAGTCGTCCTTCATCCGCTGGGCCACCTCCATCATCTCGACGAGCTGGAGGAAATACATCCGGTGCGTCGTCTGGAGGCTGACCGACAGGAAATGGCCGTTGGACTGGGCCAAGCCGTCGAGCTTACGGAGGCGTTCGAGAGTTTTATCCTGGATGCCGAGCGCCTTCAGCCCTTCGAGCAGGATCTTCGCATCCTGTTCGGCGATACCGAGCGCCAGATTGACGGAGGCCGGCGACGGGATGGAATCGGGCTGGGTGTCCGGCGACCTGTCCATGAGTTCCGCCTCCGTCGGCGCGGCAACGGGCGGCGACTTCGGGGTCATGCCACCCCACAAGGCGTTCAGCTCGACGTCATCGGTGATCCACCATCTAACATTTTGTTGACTGCAATCTAAGGCGCGGGCGGCGAGCTCGATGTTTCCGTTGGATTCTCGGAGGGCGATAGCGACTTCCGTTTTCGTAAGACGCTTGCTTCCTGCCTTGTGGACCGATGGAGGAACTTGGCCCCCAGCTTGAGCTTGATCGCGTGCACCCGGCGGGTCGTCTCGTTTTCCCTCAACTCGATCAGGCGGCGACCCATCTGGCCGCGGAGCGTCCGGACTGTTTCCCGCTTCCACTCCCCCTCGTGGCTCGCTTTGACCCAAGCTGAGTAGGCTTTCACTGCCTGCTGCCACAGCTGACTGACCCGGCGTGGGGTCGGCACCTCGACGGCCTGGGCTTCCCTCAGCCTCTTCTGGAGATCCTGATACCATTTGTCGTTAGCCGCTAGGCGACCGATCTCGTGGCGACTGAGGGCGATTGGGGAGATTCGCTGGAGAAGTTCCTCTGTGATTCGAGGGTCCGCATCAGTTTCACCAGCGGGAGGAATTCGCTCTCCCACTTCGGGTGGTTGCGGAGGTA